ATGAAGCTACACGCATTCGACGCGGCGGTTGAGGCTCTGTCGCTATGGGGCACCGCGACTGAAATCCTGGATGTCTCCACACCGGAGTGGTTCACGATCTACAAATGCGCGGTCGTGCTCGCGCCGATCGCGACCGCGTGGGGTGTGGTCACTTGGCGCCGGAAGGTCCGCCGGTTAGGGCTCCGTTAACCTTCTATCTACGCAACCGTTGCGTACGCAAAAGTTGCGTAGTAGTGTCTTCGCATCAACAACGGAGACAGCGGATGACCAGCTACGACATCGAAGACACCCTCCATTCCCTCAGCCGCCAGATGGCCTGCTACCGCAAAGCACCCAAGAAGATGGAGAAGGAATATAAGAGGCTCAACCGGGCGCTGATCGAAAAGAGGCGAGAAGAGCAAGAGGAGGCGGCCTAAGGGCCGCCACTCCGCCCACGTGTACCGTACGAAACAATGACCGCCGACGAATTCAACAAACTGTGCGAGCGACTGAAGCTCCGGGACCAAAGCCACGCGGCCGACGTCATCGGCGTTACCCTACGTACGGTCAACGGCTACGCGAACGGCGGGACTATCCCGGAGCCAGTGGCCCGCCTCTTGCGGCTAATGGAGCGGCTAAAGGTCAACCCGGACTCCGTGACGTAGGTCGTTTGCCTCCTTGTGCTGGTCCATGAGCGACGCAACAGGCCGCGCAAATAGGCGCGCAGCGCGCCCCGTCATGCGGTATTCCGAATCGTCGGGGTAGAAGAGCCCGCAGAGCGGACGACCACTCCACGGGCTTCTTATGGCGCCGGAATTCGCTCACGATCAGCACCCACAGCACCAAGACGGTAAGCGGGTTTGTGAGCCCAATCCACCGGGGCCGAACCTTCGGCCGCCGGTGGATCACGCGCGGGGTTCGCCGGACGGGCTGAACAGTTCCAAGCGCAACTGCGCACCGGCTGGTGTAAGCCATGTTTTCCAGTCGGTGCCAGTAGCTTTCGGCCATGCTCTCACGGCAAGCCCCTTGGCGATTAAACCGTCACGGTCGCGGAAGTCCAAATCCTCAATTGCCTGTTCGCCAATTCGAAGGGCCGCAACCTGCCTATCATTTAACATGTGTTTCATGCCTCTCACCCGAAAAGCCAAATGCAATGCGCGACGACGATGCAAAGCGCCGCGATTATCGTCCCGTAGCGATATGCTCTCAGGGGATCGCTCATGCGCGAAACTTTCCTTGCCAGAAAGTCAGGATTTGGCGGGCGCCGTTCTCGAAACTGCCGATGTGTGAGACGGAATGCGCGCCCGGCCCCTTCATGTACGGAAACTTGGTGGAGCACGCACCGGCCGACAGCGTGGAGTCCATCCACGTTGCCTTGTGGTCGTGGGCCTTGTTCGCAGGGCGTCCCAGCTTCTTCAGGGAGCGCGTAGAGCCGCGCGAGCCGTTCGGGCCAAGATCGCCGTGCAAGCCGCATTCGATGCCCACGAAGTCGCGGGTACGGCAAATCACGTAGGATTCATCTTCCCCCAGGAAGCGGATTGCCTTGGGGATGTTCTTTTGGCGGAGCGCCCATTCAAGTACGTTGAAGTCGCGGTCCCCGTCTTCGACGGCCTGTAGGATTTGATGCTGAAGGAGGGAATAGTAGCGCGCGTTCTCCGGGTCCCGCTCGATGCGGGCTTCGTTCAACCAACGGTCCAAGTGACGGTCATGGTTGGAGCGCACGACGACGGACTCGAGCCAAGGCCGATGGGCTTCGGTCATGAAGTCCGCCGTAACCAACATTTCGCCTTCGACGTTGCCTTCGTCGTTCACCCACTTTTCAAAGGTGCGATGGAAGTTGCGCATTTCGTGGTGGCTGCGGCTGCGCATTGAAAACACGTCGTGCCAGAACTGTTTTCGCGGCGCGAGTTGGTCCAGCATGCCGCCCTTCGCCCACGCGAGTTGCCGCACCCAGAGTTCCATCTCCGCCGCATGGATGTCGCCCCACGTGATCGCCTCAAGGAAGGAGCGCGACGACGCTTCGGTGATCTTGATCGCTTCCACCTTGCCGCCTTCGATGCGCACGCCGCGGTAGCCCGACGGGCCGATGTCGTACACCTCGCCCTTCGCACCAATCTGAAGTTGGCGAACGTACCAATTGCCTTCGGCATCCACTTCGACAAGCAATCCGCCGTAGCTGTGCTTGCGTTCGGCCATGATGCCGATTCGTTTCTGAATGTAGTTGCGCTGCGTGACCGTGCCGGTTGCGTAGTTGAACTTCGTAGGTTCGTCGGCGAGGGATGCGACGGATTCGAGCGCGTGCTTAGCGTGCGGGATGATATTGGACTTGCGGCCGTTGTAGTCTTCGAGACCGGTGAGCGGGTTGGTGGCTGTCGGCAAGATGTTCATCTCGCCGCACCACACCAAGCCCGGCGCAAGCTCCAAGGAGTCGTCGTTGATGTACGGCACCAACTCAGGCGCGTACCACAGCTTGCCAAGGGCGCCGCGCTCCGCCGCCTTCTCATACGTGCCGCGTTTGACGGCCTTCGCGCCGTACGCGTCCATGGCGTATGAGTACGTACCCAAGATGATTTCGCACGTGCCGAAGCTCCGGAGCCATTCGGCGTATGCTTCCAAGTTCGCGAAGCCGGGGTGCGGATGCGTGTTGTTCTGCACGGACGACAGGATGTAGCGCGCGACGCTCTTGCCCTTCGGGAGCGGGCGCTTCGCGGCCTTCACGTAATCCACGCGGCCGTCCACGATCTTGCCTAGCTGAATGCCAAGTTTCTTTTGCGCCAACTCTAGCCGATACGTGTAGGTCTTGCGGGGAAGCTTGCGCATGCGCGCGGCGGCGGACCGATTGCCGCCGGATTGCACGTAGGCTTCAACATCCTTCCGCAGTTCTTCGACGGGTACTTCGGGCGTCATGTCGCAAACTCACTTCCAATTAAAATGTGTGTCGAAATACGATTTGAAGAAATAGAGGAGCACGCCGCCGACAAAGGAGAGCAACGCGCCAAGCGCGGCGAGCCCCAGCTTGCCCGGCACTGACTCGGCCGTCACGCGCATACGGTGGAGGAAAGCGGAGTCAGCTTGGCTCGCTTGGATGCCTTCAGGCGTAGACGCGTTGGTGCCAAGCTGAAGCATGAACTGCTTCATGGCCCGGCTAACAGCGCGCTTTGCGGCCTTCTCCGCCGCAGATTCGATCGCGCGCATAACCTCCGGGTCAATCTTCGGCGCGGGTTTCTTCCGCTTCGCCGTCATCGCCGCGCCGCCTTGATCAGCGCGAAGCCCGCAGCGGCGGTGCTGGCACCGATGAAGAGCGATTGAATGACCGCGTGTTCGGTGGTCTCGAAAAGGCCGGGGAGCGCAGCGACACGCCATGACCCCACGATGTGCACCGACACGGCCGGATAGGGGATGAAGCCGAAGAGGAAGTCGTAGGACGGAAGCCACCGCGACGAATCCAAGCACACCTGCCACGTGTGCCACGCGAACGGCGCGAGGAAGCCAAGAATGGAGCACACCACCATCGGCGAGAACGGGCCTTCCTTCTCGCGAAGCTTCTCATTCAGTTCGTCCGCCTTCGACGCGCCGTCAATCACCGTGGAGCCCACGCGCTGAAGCGTCTCGTTATCGGAAAGATGAATGCGCGCGTTGGCGTCAACGCGCTTGTTGAGGAAATCGAAGACCGGACCAATCGCCGACTTCAAGAATCCAATGGCCAGCCCCCAGAGCATCGCATTCACTCCCCTTCGTCAAGATTGCCCTTCGCGGAGAAGCCCTTTTGGCCGCGCGTGAGATGCGTGACCGCGAGCCACAGAACGGTCACGGCCACCACGATCAGCGTGAGCTTCGTGCTACTGGCGAACGTGGTCCGTACGAAGTTCTGCACGTCCACCAACTGGTACTGATCCGCGAGCGCGCCCAAGCCGGTGAGGATCAGCCACACCATCGCCCGCAAGAACAGGTAGACGCGATGGCCGAAGCGCCACGACATGCGCAGCATCCAAGGCCCGCCGTGCACCTCGCCCTCGCTGGACATCTCTTGAACTAGCGCGGCCATGTCTACCCCTCCCCGACGCGAACAAGGGCGCCGCGCACCTTCGCATCTGCCGGGGCCTTCGGCATGATGTCCGTCAGCGTGTCCAGTGCGGAGTTCATAGCGCTCTCCACGGCGTCAATGCCGCCGCTGACTTCGAACGGCGTCAATGTCTCCGGGCCGTTGAACTCGACTTCAAAAACGATCCTGTACTTCATTGTCCCGCCCCTACCGCTTGGCCATCGCCGTGATTTCGTCGCGGTACTTCCAAGCGAAGTAGCCGATGACAACAAGCGCCACGACGCCCACGATGATGTAGACGCCCGCCGGCACGCCGCCTCCGCTCACCGCGTCGGCCGCAGCGGTAGCAACGCCGCCAGCGCCACCCGTCTTCACGGTGTTGGCCACCTTGCGCTTCATGTCGGCTTCGCGGTTGATTACCGCTCGAGTCGCCGGCCCCACGATGCCGTCAACCGACAACTGCGGGTGTGAAGTCTGCACGCGCAACACGGCCTGTTCGGTCGCATCGCCGAAGGTCGTGTGATCCGGAATCCTGAAGCCGAGTGCTTCGAGCGCGTCATTCAGGTCCGTAACGTCCGGCCCCGTGTCGCCCTTGCGCAGCATGCCGGGCGTTCCGGCCAAGGGGTGATCCGGCTCCGAAGACTTGATCACGCGGCCGTCGGCGTTGAGCACGGGCGGCTTAGTGCGGCCTTCGGGGCCGTAATCACCCTTCAGGATGATGTCAGCTTCGCGAGCGCGGCGCCGGGTGAGCCCATTCAGCACCTTGCCGCCCGCCTTGTTCCAGGACATCAGGCCCGCGCGGATCGCGGCATCGGCCGCCTTGTCACGCCAGCGCGCGACCCATCCGGCGCGGCCGACGGCACCCGTGTTGTAGTGGAAAGACAAGCCCGCGTCGTTCTCATTCGGCTTCGCGTTCGGCATCGCCTTTGCGACGGCGGGAGCGTAGTTGCGCGAGAGCGATTCCCGGAGCAAGAACTCCGCTTGCTCTTCGGTGATGGTGAGCCCGGCGCCGATCTTCTGTCCGAGGAACTGCACGGCGAAGGCGTCGAAATTCGTATTGCCGTAACCGATGGTCCAAACACCCACGGAGTCGCGATACGCCTTCAGCGCGCGGCCCTCAAATGAACGGATGACGGCGAGGCCCTGTTCGGTCGCGTCCATAGTCGAAATCCCTTTTGCGAAATGGGAGCTACGTTCTTAAATTCGTAGCGACTATGGACGCGACGCCGTGAGTGATTCCAGTAACGATTGGGCCCGGACTATTCGGTATAGTAGTAGACGGTAATCCAAATCTTCGGCGAGCCACCGGTCCACGCCACTTGCGACGTATCGCCAGCCTGCCACGTGATCACCAACGACGTATCGAAAGTGATTGGGTCCGTGAGGTGATAGCGGTAGAAGGCACGTGTCTGCGAACTAGCCGCGAGCGGACTCGTAAGGCAGAAGCCGGTGCCAATCTCACCGTTAGATGTCTTCATAGCGTCCCAACCCGCGCCGTAGAAGCCCATGCCGAAGTAGTCTTCGCCGCCGCTGGATTGGTATTTTGCCGCTTGAAACACGTTCCCTTGGTTCGTCCACGTCACGCCGCCGTCGGCCGTCGTGCCTCCAACCGTAGCATTCCACGCTGGCGCGGAGCTTCCGCTAGTGCCTGCCGTTGTAACGCGCTGCACGTTGCCGTTGGAGTCAATGACCGCCATGTTAGCAGCGAAGCCCGCCGACGCGCGCCACACCTGATTAGGTGCGCCGGGAGTCTGCGTCCACGTCACGCTGCCGTCGGCCGTCGTACCGCCCGCCGCTTGATTCCATGTGGGCGCGGAGCTTCCGCTATTGCCCGCAGTAGTGACCGTCTGTAAATTGCCGTTGCCGTCGATGATCTTGTCACCGGCCGCGAACGCCGTGGACGCCTTCCACACCTTCGTGGCGGTGTCGATATAGAAGCGCCAATTGCCCTCCCACGCCGCGCCTTTTGGTGCCAGAGAGTTGGGGAAGTCATCCTGTAGCGCCCAAATGCCAACAAGCCGCCCCCTGCCGATCGCATTGACTGGAATCATGGTCGCATTCGCAGCCGGAGCGTTGACCAAGATCGTGTCAACGTGCAGCCGACGCGTGCGAGGCCAATCGTTGGTGACGCCTGTTTGAATCGTCGCGGTGCTCCACAGCGTCATAGCGGAGCTAGAGCCGTTGACGACTTCGATTTTGACATGCGTTGAGAACGGAATCGGAAGGCGCGACATATAGGACATCACGGAGCCGCCGTCGGTGTTGGCCCCGAATAACTTGCTTTGGAAGTAGCGGTTCGGCGTCGCGGCTCCGTACATATACATAGACTGGAAAAACACGTCCAAGCCCACGGAGATGTCGGGCGTGCTGTTGCCGTCAATGTAGACGTTCAGCGTGCCGCCGCTCAGACTCGCCACGTTGCTGTACATCCCCGCAAGAAGGAGCGTGTCCACATAGCCTTCGCCCGCATAATCAACAAGCGTCACTGTCGCCGAACCGGCAACGCTCTTGTACTCCGTCTTTTGCGATAGCAGAGTGCCCGTCCTCTTATCGGGCGAAAGAATGTCAGTGACGACCGTTCCGCCGCCTCCGCTTCCGGAGCTACCCTCCGGTCCTTTGATATTGCCGATAAGGCCCCACGTACCGGACGCGAGCGCATACACGTCGCCCGTGTCTTCATCCAAGTAAAGGTCGTTGTTGGCCTGCCCTGAAATGGTGCCCGGCGCGCCGCTCCCCGTGTACCACAGCGATCCGCGAGCGCCGTCCGCACCTGCCGGACCGACCGGGCCACCGGGATCGCCGGGGTCACCTTGCAGCCCCTTGATGTTGCCCGTGAGCGTCCAAGCGCCCGATGCCCGCTTGTAAACGTCGCCATTGGTCGTGTTCAAATACACGTCGCCGTCGGCTTGGCCAGTGATCGTGCCGGGCGCGCCCGCGCCTTCGTACCATAGCGATCCGCGCGCACCATCGGCGCCGTTGGCGCCGTCGGCTCCGTCCGCGCCCGCCGCACCGTTGGGTCCAACGGGTCCCTTGATGTTGCCGATCAGGACCCACGCCCCGGATTCTGATTCAGACCCGGCTTCGAATGTGTATACGTCACCGGAATCATCGTCCAAGTACAGGTCGTTGTCGGCTTCACCGGAGATGGCGCCGGGTGCACCACTGCCGTGATACCAAAGCGAACCGCGTCCGCCGGAAGCGCCTTGCATAATCAGCTTGTAGTATGGCCCCAGCCCACTGCCCGCAGTAGGCGAAAAGACGCCTTCGGACGTGTGGTTCTGCAACACCAAATACAGGGCGTCCGCTTCGATGAAATAGTCGTTCTTCGTGTAGTCCGTATCGGGTTGCCACGCGTCTTGAAAATGAAGTGACGCAACCGGGAGCGTGAACGGGCCGAACGTCGCTCCACCGTCAAGGACGATAGTAATCTGCGTGCCGTCCGGCGATTGGTTGATGGCTTGGATTTCGTGCGGCTCCAACGCCGTCACACTCTCAATCGCCTTCTTGAGTTCGTAGGTGTTGCTGTCGAATTCCGCCGCGTCCAGCGGGGCGCCTTTGCCGGAGCCCCACTTGTCGGGGTCCGTCGTACGAAACACAAGGGTGGGCGTATACGGCATAGCTCAACATTCCTTTTCGAGAATGTGAGGATTCCAACCGCCTCTTGCCCTTCAAATCCAGTAACGATTGCCCGCGACACGTCCGCGTCATGGAAGCCAAGGGATGGTGCGTGAGGCATTCGTGCCGAGAGCCACGCCCGGCGAAGTGACGGGGTGTCCTTCCGACAAGCCGCCGTTGCCCCCATAGGAGTAGCTGACCCCGTTGTTGGCCGAAATAAACCACTCCCAAAACGCGTCAATCGGCCCCGCCAACGGGTCTTCCGCGCGGGATGTGCCGTGAACGGAAATGTTGATAGACACGCCGCCTCCGCCGGAAGTGCCACCGTGATCTTGTAGCCACTGCCGAAGGTCCGAAGTATGCATAGACGCGCCAAGGCTCTTGGAACTAGGATCAGGCACGTTCGGAAGCGTGACGCCACCAACAGTCACGGAAAGAGTCGGGCTCACCACCTGATGGATGCCCGCGCTAACGCTAAGGGACATGTTCCCCTTCGTTGCCCAGTGGACCTTTACGACCTTCTGCCACAGGTCCAACTTGAGTGGGTCCTCTTTCGTGCCCTTGTATGTCTTGACCATCATCAGTCCCAATCATCGATGCCGATCTTGATCTCTTCGCCCGTCGCCTGCCGCTTGAACACAGCTTGCTTGATGCGCTTCACTTCGATGTATTGTTCCGCATCGTCCGGGTTTTCCACGCGTACTTGCTCCGTTACACGCCGCGACTTGTCTTCAATCCACTTTGAAGTAAAGCCCGACACCCACGGGTCCGGGCCTTGATCATAGTCGCCGCTATTGCCACCGCTCCAAGCCAGCGTGGACGGGTCGGTTTCGGTGACGACTTGAGCGGGCTGCGTCGGCGGCAACACGCGCGGTGAGAACACATCACCGCTTTGGAATGGCCGGACTACTTTTTCTAAGCTCATGACGACACCATGTCGGCTTCGAGATCGATGGTCTTTGCAATCTTCAGGTCCGTGGTTAGGATACCGAGATTCCTAGCGAACGGCCCCGACGAAATCGGCTTCAAATCGATCTGGAACGTGCACGGGTACTGATTCAGAATGGTGAAGACTTCCTCCGGCTTGTCTGCCGATACCGGAATGATTGCCTCTTGCTCTGTAAACGTGTGCGTCTTTGTAACGTGCTTCACGATAAAGGACGCAGTGAGCTTTTCGAAGTCGAAGCCGTCGTCATCTGGCGGAATCCCCAAAATCGGCGAGTAGGCAACATCGCCCGCGAAGGGGAGCACGTATTGCCCTTCGTAGCGCTGAATTCCCGGCTCCAGGACGCCTTCTTCAACATAGGTAGGTGTGCCCGCGACGGCTTCGATTGCGCCGCCCTTGCCGACGGAGCACGCGAGCGTCACGGCGCCCTTGAACTCGCCGCTGTCGCCGTTGCCCGTGAGTTGATACGCGACAATCTTGCCGCCCGCGAGCCCCCCGGGGAGCCGCGAGTCGTGAAGCACGCCGCTCTTGCGCATCGAAAGATGTGCGTCCACAGCATCCCGAAACGACACTTCGAAGCTAACGCGGACGCAGCGCGCGGCTGCGATCAGCCGCGAGCGCCCAAGGGCGATAAGGAATTCGATACTAGGCGTGCCCCGATCTCTTGTGAAAAAGTCGCGCTTCACCACGGAGCCAATCGGGAGAGCGCCGCCCGGATCGATGGGCGATGCGATATCCGATGACTGGAACGACAAATTCAACACCCCGCCGTCGTCGGGCTCCGTAAGCACCTTCTGCACGTCGGCGGAAATCGAGAATGTCAGTGTTTCGCTCTTGTCCCGGCTAGCGTCATATGCCGCCGTAAGTGTGCCCTTCCACACCTGCTTTGCCACGCGGAGGTAACGCCCGGGGAACCTCGTGGCCAACACGATTTGCGGGAACGCCCACGTTGGGCACAGGACGTTTTTTCCGTCCCACGGCTCGAACAACTGCCCTGTAACTACGTCGTTGCCCCACGCCCACAGCGACTTGCCGCCGCCAACCTGTTCGATGGAGCTAGACCCGACCTTCCACCCGCCGCCGAAGCTCGCGCCCGCCTTGGGCCAGTTCTTGGCCAATTCGTCGCCCGTGTAGGTCACGATGGAGTAGCCGGCGCCGTGTCCGCAGTACTGCGATAAGTTCACTTCGCCAGCCGCCGCTTGCGTCCATGACACCGTTGCGGTGATGTTCACCGTGCGCAGCGGCGAGCCTTCGTACGACACGCGCACGGAGTCATAGAACACGCTATCTTCATCGAAGGTGATCGTACCATCTTCGCCGTTGGTGATGTCGGACGCGGACACCTGCAACGTGGTCCGGTCAATCGCCCACAACTGCGGGCGGGACTCTAACACGCTATCCGGATCGCTCCGCGCGGCTTCAGAGAACCACTCCGGGACCCAATACGGCGCCACCTTCATGGCCGCCGCAAGCGCCGCCTTCTGCGCTTCGAAGTCTTCCGGCCGCGCATCGAAGCGCAGAGATACCGTTTCACCGTCCAGGTCGTCGGGCATGCCAACGACACGGCCGAAGAACAGGGGCGCAACGTCGCCCACCGATGCTTCGCTTGCGGTCGGGTCAAACGCCTTGTTGTATGAGAACCACGCCCACAGCTCCCGCCCGGGCGCAAGGAAGCCAATCTTGGGATTGTCAATCGTGATTGTCAGCGTCGCGAAGTTGCCTTCAGTGTGGTCAAGCGTGAACTCGTAAATGTCTTCGTCCACGCGCATGTGCTCCGCGCCGAAGGTCACGGCGTCGGCGCCAACCCAAGCGAGATAAAACGGGCCTTCCAACATCGCTTAATCCTCTTCGACCACCAACGACCACGACACCACGCGGCCGTATTCGTCTTCCTGCGTCGTGTAGGACATGACCTTCACGACCAATTGCGGTCGGTAGAACGTGTAAGCGCCGTCGGTGCGCGAAGAGCCCGCAACGGGCGTGCGCTGCGGCGCGCCCCCGGCGGTGAGGTACGAAAGCTCCGCCGCGCATCCGATTGTCAGCACGTCGCCGGGCCACACGCCGTCAAGCGGCGGCGCGACCTGATCGCGGCATGAGATGGTGGACGTGTACTTGCGGAACTGCGGCTGAGAAGTATCCTTCAGCTTGCCATTGATCGTACGACGCAAAGACGCCGCCGCGCCGATGTGGTCAAGAGTCTGCGTGAGCCCACGCGCGGAGTAGGGGTTCACACCCGGCCCGCTGATGGTCAGAACCGTTTCATTGCTCATCGCTTACCCCCGATACCAGTTCGGCTTGCGCCCGGCGCTTGACACTTGCTTGCGCACTGCATAGCGCCCCAACCGCTCCACCGCGTCGTCCGTCGCGGTTAGCCCGGTGAAGACATCGTTCCCGATTTGCAGCGTGAACGGATTTCCGCCGCCAGCGCCCGCGCCCACGATCACGGGGCCGCCCCCGGCGAAGCGCGGGACGGGCGGGAGCATCGCGCTTGCCGCGGCCCGCACAACACCGCCGCCCGCGAAGCCGCCAGGCTCGCGAAGGTTGTTGAGCGCTGCAAAGAACCCAACGCCCCATTTCTTGACGGCCGCAGCCCGAATGACGAATTCGCCATTCGAAAGCCAAGACAGGATAGAATCGCTTGTGCCGGTGCCCGGCCCGCGGATGGGGCCGCCGCCTGCGTTCGTTTGGATGTCGGCGTTGTCGCCGCCTCCGCCGCTGAAGGCGCCAGCAATAGCGCTACCAACGTCCTTGGCCTTCGCAATAATCGCGGCGAAGAAGCCAACCACAGAGTCGAACCAACTCTTGACAATGCCGGTGGCGGCGGTGAATCCATCCGTAACCGCCGACACAACCGCGCTCATCGTATCGGCCGCGCCTTGAGAGATAGTCGCCCACGCGTTGGCAAAAAACGTCACCACCGCACCCCACGCGGCGGCGATGCCCGACGCAGCGGCGGTAGCTCCTTGAACGATCCCGTTCCAAGCGGCCGTCAGCGCGGCAATCAAGCCGTTGGCGATGTTTGTTGCGCCCTGCAACAACGTCCCTAGAAAGCTGATAACGCCTTGGATCGCCGCTTGGGCGGCGGCGAGGAACGCGCCCCAATCAACCTTCGTAATCAGCAAGGCGAGCGCAGCCGCAAGCGCGCCGACGATGACGATGGCAGAACCGAAGGAAACTCCGAGCACTGCGGAGACGGCCGTTGCGAGCGCAGTAAATAGCGGGATTCCGGAGCGGAGGACCGCGAACAGCGTCTTGAAGAGGCCGCCCGATGTCGCCACCGCCGCGCCCAACTTAATGATATTGCTCGCGACGGCACCCCCGCCAAGGGCCGCGCTGAGGACTTGGCCGACGGCTGCGATGATTCCGCCGACAGCTTTCCAAGAGGCTCCGAACACTTTCAGCAACGTGAGCAGCAAGCGGATTGATCCCGTCATCTGAGCAAGGATTGCAACGATGACGACGGAGCCGCCCGTTAGGCGGGTACCAAAAACGGCGTTGATCGCATCCGCGAGCCCATTGAAGAAGCCAACTACCCTTGTGACCGCGGGCACAATCTGGTTGTTGAAGAAGTCGATTACAGCCGGTGCCGCTTGAATGAGGCCGTTGAAAACCGCAGCGGCGGCGGTGCCAATGTTCTCCAAGAACTTTTGAATCTGCGGGCCGTTCTGCGACAACAGCGCTTGAACCTTCGCCGACGCTTGCGCGAAAAACGTGTTGATTGCGGCGCTGTTCTTCGACACGACGGCCGAAATCAGGTCCACAACCTGTGCCGCAGCCGGACCGAAGTTGCCGATGAACTGTTGCCGGATTTGCTCGACTTGATTCCCGAACTGAATAAGCGACGACAACAGCGGCCCGCCGAACGTATCGGCCAACTGTAGGTATGTTTGCCGGTCCTTCAGTTGCTTTTGCAACCGTTCGTTGGCGTCCTTCACGCGATCTTGCGCAGCCGCCACTTGGTTGGCCACGCGCCGTTGCTCTTCAAAGTCGTCGCTCGCTTGCTTAAGAGCCGCGGTGTACTGCGTGTACGTGATCTTTCCCGTGGCCAACTGTTTGTCGAGTTGACGGATACTCGCCTGATAGTTGATTTGCGCAGTCTCAGCGTTCAACGTTTCGTTGTTCGCATCAATCTGCGCTTGCGTCTGCTTTTCGAGCGCATCAGATTGCCCCGCCGCCTCCTTAGCGACGTTACGTGCAAGGGCCGCAAGCCCAATGCCCGCAGCCGCAGCCGCCGACGTTGCGACGGTCATGCGTTGCGCAAAGCGGCCCACAGCCTGAAGCAGTTGCGGAAACTTCGACGTGAGCCCGCCAACCGCGTCCTGCAAGTCCTTGATGCGCCCCGAAAGCTCGTTAGCGCGTTGGCCCGCGGTGCCAAGTTGCTCCGAACCCTTCGCGACATTTGCGAGATTCGCGCCTTCCGCCGCGGCCTTCAGGCGCGTAAAGGCCAGCTCACCGGCCCGGCCAATGCCAGTAAGCTGGACCTTGATCTCATCGCCACCGACAAGCTGAATGCGTTGGGTGATCGTTTTCCCGGCCATGTGCTACGCCTCAAGTTTAGCCAAGTAGAGATCGGGGAGCCGCGACCGCACGGTGTCGGCCACTCCGGAAATATTAAACCGCTTGCCCAACGTGACCGTGCGGACGCCGAAGAACAGCGGCACGGCCCGGACGGAGCCACGCTTGCCGGACACGCCCCGGCGAAGCTTCGCGAGCGAAAGCTTCCCGACGGTCCCAGCCATGCGAAGCCGCGTCGCCAAAAGCGGCGACTTCCCCGCCCGCTTCATGCTGAATAGCTTGACACCGCTTTGCGCGAGCTTACGCGGCGTCGCGCGCTCACGCCCCAGCTTCGGCACAGTCGGAAGCGCGATCCACAGCAAGCCGCCCTTCGCGCTAATCGTGCCGCCCGTCTCAAAAATCGACGCGTACGGAATCTTATGGAAGCCGTACGCCGCCGCATCAAGCGAGTACCCACTCTTGGGGTAGACATTGACGCGCCAAGCGTTCTGCCACTTCTTGGAGAAGCCCGCCGCCGCGATGTTGCCGCGAGCGATGGTCTTCAACTCCACGGCCGCGTCTTGGACGGCCCCGGTAGCGGCGCGCACGATTTGGGAGAACATGGCCGGGTCGTTGGCCACACGGGCCGCGATGAACGCCGTGCGGACTTCTTCAGCCACGTCATTCAAGCGGAACCGCATGCTCACTGCGTCAACTCCTTCAGGTGCTTCGACACGTCCTTTGCGTTGCCGCGTGAAGCCAGCATCGTGCTATTGATGTACTCCGCGCGCTCCACCTTTCGGCGCTGCTCCGCGATGAATAGCCACGCGGTCAACTGTCGGGGCGTGTAGCTCCAAGCGTCGTCAGGGCGGTGCCCGAACGCGATCAGGCGTTCGACGGCTGCGGCAATTTCATACCCGGAATGCTCATGGATTCGACGCCTAGGCCGCCCATGATGGCCTCCAGGGCTTCCACGAAAGGGCCAGCACCCTTGGGCATCGTGACTTCCACGATCTTCTTGAGAAGCTCCAACTGATCGCCCGCGGGCAGGTTGTGCGCGACGGCTTCGGCCGCCAGGTCTCCGGGGTTGCCAGTGCCAGCCGCCAAGATCGCATCAATGGCCGTCGGGACCTTCGCGATAAGCTCTTCGGGAGCGATGTCTACCGCGTTGCCGGTGAGGAGCTTGCGGATTTCCGGGAAGCGGTCCAGCAACACGGCGAAGCCCGCGGCCGAGACTCCGGTCACGGTCACAGCGGTGCCATTGATGGGGTGGGTAACGAAGGAGGGAGCAACATCAAGAAGGCCGGGCATTGTCAAAATTCCTTATGTCAAAGTTCGTTCGGGTGGGTAGAAGCCGCGCCCGCTAATTCGGACGCGGCGTTGTCGTTAGGCAGATACGTCGTCGCCCTCGCCGCCAATGTGCGTCACGGTGCCGAACTTGCCGTTCACGGCGACGACATTGCCGGTGATTTCAAGCTGGCCCCACTCATCCGAAATCGGCGAGATGGCCGACGACGGGACGAACTCAACACGAAGGAAGTGCCATTCGAACTTCTGGCCAATTTCGTTCGTGCCGGTGAATTTGACTTCAGCCGCAATGCTGTTCTTGCTGAAGATGTCGATAACGGTCCGGCCGGAGGAGTCCACCGATGCCTCACCAAGGAGAACAATCGACATGTTACGCGTGGTCCACTCTTCAGCGGTGATCTTCAGCGTTCCAGACTTCGAGATGACCACGGTGCGGTCTTTCGACTTCACGCCTGCACGGGACGAAAAGTGGTCCAGCGTCTCAAGCTCCGGGGTGAACTCGAAAGCCGGGCAGTTGCCCATATCGCTGAAGGTGCTTTCGGCCAAATCGATCAGCTTCAGAGCAGCGATGCCCTTGCCGACGGTGTAATTGCGAATATCCGGTGAAGCCGGCTCCATGACAGTTGCGCCTCCTTAGCGCTGAAAATCAGAATTGAATTTTCACTGTCATGGCAGTTGCGCAGGCCGCAGCGGGTAGTTGAACGCGAAGGCGAGTCCTAGATCGCCGGTCATCTCGCGCCCCTCACCGAATGCGGTAGAGCATCCTAGGTAGCGTACATCACCGTTGTGGCACAGTGCCAGTAACGCTTCGTCGGTCAACGCCGCCTTAATGACCTTCGCGCGCCAGCCGTTGAGCGCCGTACCAAGCTCTTCCGTGTCCGTCGCAAGGGTGATGTAGATTTCGGGCGCCGCCGCCACAATGACCGGGCTGTTAGCCGGGCGCCCCCGGCCGTAGGCCGATTCATCGGGCGTTTCGTCGCCGTCGAAAATGCGGATAGCGGGCAACTTGCTTTCGGGCACCTTCGCGACGTTACGGAAGGCATGGCCGCCCTCCGCCTCCGCAAGCGCCTTCATCACTTCGAGAAGACGCGCAAGAATCTGTTCACGACGGTCCATCACGCACGCTTCTTCTTGAGCAAGAGATACACTTCGCCGTCCGCCTCGCCCTTGGGCGACGGCTTCATCCGATGGCTTTCAACCACCCACGTTCCACCGTTGATGCTCAAGATGGCGTCGTCCACGTCGTCTGCGGCGATCCCGAGCGCTGCAAGCTCGCGCATGCGCACGAAGGCGGCGGGCACAACCGTGTCCACCTCGCCGCCGTTAACGCTCAAGGCAACGCCCGCCGTCTTGTCGAGAGCGGTCACGCCGTGGTCCACGCTTCCAATCGTGAGCGTGGAAGGCACGCCCACGGTGATGTAGATGGGGTCAAGAAGTGCGGCTTGATAATCCATTGGCCCTTGTCCGAAATTTGTGTGGATTCTTCGGACGAGACAGCCCATCGCGTCCAGTAACGAATGGACTCACACCACTTCGCTCAAGAGCCGCTTCGGCCACCACGGCAACCGGCTCAGTGGGGACGTGTTAATCACCTCCACGTTTCGAGCCATCAGCGGCTCCACGATCGTGCGGAACTGTGCCATCTGAACATCCCACGTTTCGTTGCCCGGCTTGTTGGGCCACTTGTGCGGGGTATGGTGATGCGACGCGCCGTCGGGCGAGCGCGCCATATCGGCCCCAAGGAGCACGATCCGGCGCACGCCAAGGTGCACTGCTAGATTCATCGCCCCTTGAAGGCTTGTTCGCTGCGTAGCGAGCGCGTCCGGTGCGTCCGCGAGCCCGGGCGGCGGATAGACCCGGCGCATCCTGTGCAGCCTCTCACCGGCCGCCGCGTGCGACGCAGTGAACAGCCTGCCCTTGAAGCTGACCATGCCCGGCCGCGTCTTGTGATCTTCCCACCATCGGTGATCGGCGAAGAAGCAAATGTCCGCGTCGGGATATGCTTCGTACGATGAGTTGACCACGATGACGTGGCGATCCTTGAGCATAGCCAAGTTCTGATGCCGGACGCTGGGGCCGCCCGCGATGACGTACGCGGTGGCGCCAAGCCACTCCGGCTTGCACCTGTAAAAATCTGACATGATGTAGCCCTGAAAACAAAAGGGCCGGGCGCGTTACCCGCAGCCCGGCCCTTCCCCACCCAACGCAGCCCTCGCTCTGCGTCAGCCCGTTACTTCGTGACCTTGAACAGGGTCTTCGGCCGCATGCACAGCGGCAACGGATTCATCTGCGCTTCCACGTCCACGAACTTGTTGAAGCGCGTGTCCGGCGCGAGCTTCGCGTAACGAGGAAGACCGATGGTGTTCACCGTTTCGATGTAGTCAGCCGGTGCGTAGAACTCCGAATAGAGCCCCGGCGCGCCGACGATGAAGCCCCGGCCTTCGTCCTTGCCGATGGTCACGGTGGTGTTGTCGTCGGTGCCGCGGTAGTTCTCCCACACGATGCCGCCGAACTCGAAGACGCCGTAAGCGTAGTTGTCACCAAGGCGCCGTTCCTGATCCGACTGCGTCTTGAAGACTTCCTTCACGTCCGGCTGCGAAAGGAGCGCATCGAACAGGTTGTCACCGCAGAACACCCACGGGGTCCAACCGTTCGGGAGAACGGTCTTCGCGTTCTGAGTCAGGAAGCGCTTGATGACCTGACACTTCACGCGAAGGTCGGTGTCCTCCGACGCAAGGCCGTCGAAGTCCAGATCAAAGACTTCGGGACCCACGGCGTTGGCGCTGTTCTTGACGCCGAACAGTTCGAACAGGTCGGTGAGCACGGTCACGCCGTCCGCGTCAATGATCTGGCCCTTGAGCGCACCAAGGCGGTGATTCTCCAGGGTCAGGTCCAGACGGGAAGCCATCTTGGCCAAACGCGCGTTCACGACGGACTGAACGGTGCGAAGCTGATCGGTGGTGCCGAACTCGCGAACGCCCTTCACCTCATCGGCGCGGATCGTGTCCTCAACGGGCACGTGCGGGATAACGGTGGAGCGCAGGTTGGCCTTGGTCGGAAGCTCCTTCTGAGCCGAAGAGCCGCGCGGAGCCGTCGGGACAAGCGTGAGGGTCACACCCTTGCGCTCAATCACGATGGTGTCAGTGTTGACGCCCTGAGCGGTGCCCGCGAACGCAAGCGTACCAGCGCGCGAAGGAACGTGATCGATTTCGTTGATCGCCGCGACCATGGAGGTCAGCGAAAACGCATCGTCGTTGAAAATATCCGTCCAGTTCATGACAGTGTGCGCCTCCTAGCGCGAAAAATCTTTGTGCTGATTTCACTGTCATGATGGCCCGAAGCCTATCCGGGGCCGCGGCCCCGGATCAAGTAACGTTTCCCCGCCGCTTAACGCTCAATGATGTTGAGCTTGGCGAGCGCGGCCTTCACCGCGGCGGTCGCAGCGGCGGCACCGCCACCAACGACGGCGTGCAGGGTGACAAGCGCACCCTTCACCTCTGAGAGTCGAGCGATGTAGACGACGCCCGGGACGTCAGCGTTGGCGCCCGTCGCGCTCGCGTCGTGATCGCCCAACGCGATACCGACGATATTCTCATCGGACGTGCCGTCGGTGTGCGTGGTGCCCGCGGCCGGGACAAGCTTGCCCCCGACCAACTTCAGCGCGCGGCCGTCCTTCGCGATGTTGCCGGACGCGAGCGTGCCGACTTCGCGCGAGAGATGCCCGTTCGCCTCCGAAACAAGAAATTCGCCGCGATGCTGCGGCTCCGTCAAAACCTTGGTAGTCATGGCTCAAATATCCTTCTAATGAACCGGGTTGCAGTGCGGTGCCGGGCGCCTTAGCGCGTCGGCTTCTTGTTGAAGCGGGCGTAAATGTCCGTGGTGTCCACAGCCTTCGCCTGCGTCTTCTGACCGTCGTTGGTCGTGGTGTGACGGGCGTTGGTCGTGGTCTCCTTCTCTTCCTTCTCCGACTTTTCGTCGCTGAGCTTGGAGAGCTCTGCGACCACATCGGAGACAGACTTGCCGTCTTCGATGAACTTGTCGGCAAGCTCCGCCTTGCCCGCGAGCTTGCACAGAGCGCGAATCTCCTTCGCCTCTGCGACAATCTCTTCACGGGTCTTCGCCGCAACGTCTTCGTTGGCGTTGTTGTCGTCACCGCTGTTCGCGGCAGCGTTCTTCTTGGTCGTCATCGTCTTCTTCCCTTTCGAATGAGCCCCGAACAATTCCGGGACCTTTCCAAACTTGGCGAGATTGAACTTTTGCGCGGCTACATCCACCGGATCGTCCACGCGGTCCGCAAAGCCAAGCTCCACCGCTTCGTCAGCGGTAAGCCACGTTTCGGCGTCCATCATCTCTGTGACTTTCGCCGCCTTGAGCCCGGTGCGTTTAATGTAGGCGTCCCGAATGTTCACAGTCATCTTGTCGAGAACATCGGCCGTGCTGCGCATGTAGGCGGCATCGCCCATCACGCCACTCCACGGGTTGTGAATCATCAGGAACGAATTCTCCGGCATGACCACTTCGTCCCCGGTCATCGCGATCACGGAGGCCATTGACGCCGCGAGCCCGTCCACCGTCACGACCTTGTATGCCTTGTGGCGAGCAAGCATGTTCGCAATCGCGAAGCCGACGGGCACTTCGCCGCCGTCGGAGGAGATGCGAACCGACAAATCATCCACCGGGCCAAGCGCCTTCAGCGCGTCATAAAAGTCTTGCGCGGTGACGCCCCAAAATCCAATGTCGTTGTAGATCACGACTTCGCCCGACGACTTGCCGTTGGCCTTCGCGCTGAACCAAGATTTCTTAGCCATGATGGCCTCCCTATCCGTCTACGGTGACGCCCGGCGCCGCCGGGGAAACGTCGGTTTGATCGGTGCCGAAGGACTCTCCGTCGTCGGGCGCCACGACGATTGACGAAGACAGTTGAATGAACGTGATGCCCAAACCCGCCGCGCGGTCTTGATCGGCCTTAATCCGCGCGTCCACTTCCTCCGGGTCGTAGCCTTCCGCTTCGATGACATCGCTGCGGGCCTTGAATCCCGAGTCCACGGCGAGCTTTTCGGCTTGCCGGTCCTTGAGAGGGTCAATCCACTCCCACTTCGGCGTGATCCACTTCACGTCCCGATACTTCAGCGGGTCCGCGACGTAGAGCCGGGCAGAGAACGTCTTGAAGGCCGCGCTAAGCACGGCCGCCTCAAACCACAGCTTCCACACGATCCGGCAGAACTGGAAAATCATGACGTGATGTTGCTGCGCTTCGATACGGCGCCGGAAGCCGACAAGGCCCGCGCGGATCGAACCATAGGAAGTCATGCGCAAGTCGCCCGTCATGCCCGCGTAGGTCGTGCCGAAGCCCGCCGCAGCGCGGAGAAGCGCGCGGTACTGGAACGGCTCATAGGTGGCGCCCACGTCGGCGGGCTCCGCGAACTTGATGTCCTGCCCGTACGCGAGATCCACGACCGCGCCCGGCTCCAAGCTGAAGTCGGTGCTGTCGTCGGCGCCCCCATCCACTGTGCCCGCGAACGGATTCGCTTCGTCGCTCTCGCCCGCCGGGCGAGTGACGAACGCACCGAAGAGTGCGGCGACGCGCTTTCGCTCCAACTCCGCGTCGTCATACAGGTCCAGCATCGCAAGCGTGACCATGCCCGCGAGCGTGTGCGGGATGCCGCGAATCTGCCCGGCACGCACCGGCCGGAAGAGGTGCATGACCTGTTCCGCCGGAACGCGCGTCTTCTGCCCGACGGCCGAAAGGGCCGCGCTTGTGTCAAGCTCTCCAGGGTGCTGGCGATAGAACCAATAGGCGACACGCGTGCCAATCGGCGAGAACTCGATTCCGCACTCAATGCGCCCGCCGTTGGGCAGCACTTCGTTGTGCCCGGTGTCCAGCATCTCCGACGGCAACAGTTGCAGTTGCATCGGGACAATGAGTCCATCGGCGGCGAGGCGCGGACGGAAACGCACAAAGCATTCGCCCGCTTCGAACATCTCCGAAGCGATAGTGGCCTGCATGCCGTAGAAGTCGGACAGGCCGTCGGAGTCCATCTCGTCAGTGGACAATCGCCAAACGCGGGAGATTTCCTCCTTGACCGCAGAATCCTTGATCAGCGGCGACGGCTTGATGCCGGACCCGACAAGGGCCGACACGTACTCTTCCTTAGCCATCGCGGCGTAAGGGTTGTTGAGCGCGAGATAGCGCGAGCGCGCAACGATGTTCTTTCCGTACTTCCGAATCTGCGTGTTGATCGCGGTGGCATTCGTCGGGATCGCGGCAAGGCGGCGCCCGGTCTTGCCTGCGTCCATACCGCGCCCGACGGTCCGGCGCGGTGCGCCCACTAGAGGCTTCGTCGCCGACTTGCCTTTGCGGGCCGGAGCTTTCGAACGCTGAAGGCGCGATACCGCACGCCGCGCCGTCGCGACCTTCGGCTTCGCCGCGCCCTTAGCTGCGCGCTTCTTCGCAGTCGCTCGCGCCATGAATCACAGTCCCTTGCACTTCTGCACGATGTAGCCAATGCGCTTCTTGGGCGCGGTGCCTTGGACTGTCGAAAGCTGGGACTCTAGGTCCTTGATAATCGCGTTCATTTCCGTAAGGCTGCGGAAGATGGTTCGTGTGTCGCCGTGACGGACGTCAAGCGCGCCCGTGTCGCGGGCCGTGCGGATGGCCGTAAGCTTCGCCTGAATCTGTTCCGTTGTGTCGGCCATCGGTACGCCCCTTGATGCCGGGAACGTACCGCAGCCGGAAAACCCGATTCCAGTAACGAATGGCCCCGCTTAGCGGAGCACGGTTCCGAACACGCGATCCCACAGCGTCGTGCTCACCCCGAAGTTTCGGGTGGCGTACCTGTGATGCCCGTCGTGGTGCTTCAACAGCGTGGAGGGAATCCAGCCGCGGCGGTGGTGGGCGCATTCGTGCACGAAGAGGTACCACGTGTAGGCGGTGAGCACGCCCGCAAGCACGGCGTCGCCCGCCACGCAATACACGACCGTGAAGCCCACCCAAATTTGCCAGAAGCTTTGTTCGATAACCTCATCCGGCACCGCGTGGTGCCGGCGGTGCGACGGCGCTAGCACGTGGCTCACGTGCACATAGCGGTGCACGCCGTATTCCGCCAACGTCCATAAGAGCGCGCCCGCTACGAACAGCGTCACGAAGGCGGGCAGTGCGAGCCCCGAAGTCAGGAACAGAATCGACGCGAGAATGGGCGCGACAATAAATTCGGAATAATAAAACACGACAAAACTCCCTAGCCTACAAATGAAGACCGGCGCGGCGCCCGAACACGTTGCGGTGGCGCCGGGCGGCGCGGCGGTGGTGCCAATGTCTCGTTAAGCTTCATGGCCGTGCGCGCTGTGGGGTCGTCCACTTGCTCCACCGGCTGCGCATCATGCCGATAGGCTTCGACCATCCCAGCCGCGCGCTCCAAGTTGAACTTGCGCACGGCGCGGAGCCCGGCGAGTGCGCCGTAAGCGTACACGCGAGTGTCCAAGGCTTCGTTGGCGTGGCCCTTCTTCGCGACCCACTTGCGGATGGTCACACCGGCCTTCTTCTCCAGGACCAAGTTTTCCGACATGAGCTGATCGAAGTAGCCTTCCGGCCTGCCCGCCGGAAAGTGGCAGAAGCCGGGGCCGTGATCTTCGACAAGGAGCTTTTGTCGGACGGATTCTTTCGCCGCGTTGACGCCAAGAATCACCGGCTTGTATCCGGTTTGCCGCGTCTTCTTCGGGTCCAGCTTCGGGATAGGCCACACGGGCGACCACTGCCCGGAGCGATCAGCCGCACCCTTGATGGCCCACACGTTGCGGCCGATGCGAGCGCGAGCGAACTTATAGACTTCCTCCGGGTTGTTGCCGCCGGAGTCGATGCACGCCGCGCGAATGACCATTTGCCCGCCGCTCTCGTGCTGAAACGGCGCGAGCAAATACGAGTCAAGCTCTTCCCATAGTTCGGGCCGCGCCGGATCGCCGTACAAGACTTTGTAGTCCACCGACCACGACTCTTCGCCCCGACCCCATGCGACGACTTCGATTTCCAAGCGGCCTTCGTTTACGGAGCCGCCGGTTTGCACGTCGATTCCCGCGGTGAGCACGACGCCGCCCGTCGGCACTTGCGCGCCGAAGACTTCGCGACGCGCAAGGAGCGAGTTCGCTTCAAGCTTCTTCAACGCAGTGGTTTCGAACGGGAGTCCCAACTGCGTATTGTAGAAGGTTTGCTTGGTCTCCGGGTCGTCCTTGCTCAGCACCCACTTTTCCGCAAGCTCCGGAACTGTGATGAAGGGCGAATGGAGCTTGCCCGCGTTGAAACCCGCATGCGCGTTCGGCACGCCCTTCTTGCCGCAATGCTGACAGCACGCGTATCCCACCTTGAAGCGGGAGTGCCACTTCCACTTCCGGGTCTTCAGCGGTTCTTGCTTCTCGCCGCAACACTCAAAGGCGCGCGTCTGCCGCCAGCGGATCGCCCCTTCGGTCGTGATGATGCGCATGCGGTCCGCTTCGGTCCATTCGGTACCGCAGTTTTCGCAGTACACCGCAGCCGTGAACGGGTAGTGCTCACCCTCCTCCGATTTGTTCCATTGCACATGTCGGAAGAAGTTCAGCACCTGCGAGTAGCGGCAATGCGGGCACTCAACGAACGGCCGCCGCTGATCGGACTCGAGATAGGATTTATAGATGCGCGACGTTTCAACCATCGTCGGCGAGCACGTGCGGATGTGCAAGCTGTTGTTGGTGAGATTGAAGGTGGAGGTGCGCTCTTCGGCGAGCAACACCGGATCGCCTTCTTTGGTCGTTTCGTACTTGTCGATTTCGTCCAGCAACGTGATTCGGATTGCGCGCATCGCGAGGTTGGTAGGCGAGCCCGCAGACTCTAGCGCCAAGAAGCCGCCAGAAAATTCCTTGTACTGCAACGTGTCGTCGGAAGATCGCGACTTCAGGTCGCCAAGAATCGGTTGGAGCACCGGAGTCGCTTTGGACATCGGCACCAGGCGCTCCTTGGAGAACGCCTTCACCGCGCCTTCCTTCGGCTGCGTCAACAGCATCGGGCACGGGTCCAAATGCGAGAAGTAGCCGATTACGTTTTCCAGAAGTGAGGTCTTCATCAACTGCGTGCACGACATGACGGTGATGGTGCGTACGCCGTGCTCCTTCACAGCCATCATGGGACCGCGCGCCACTTCCACGCGCGATGTGCGCCACGGGCCACCGATCGCGCCGGACGACGTGGAGAGCCGCCGGTACTTATCGGCCCACTGCGGGATGGAGAGGATGGGCGGCGGCTTCAGTGTTTGCCGCGCCGCTGCGTCAATCCTCCGAAGCGCCCTCTTGACTGCCACTCTCGGAAGCAGGTTCGAAGTCATCAAGGGCTTCGGCTTCGGAATCGTCATCATCGCTGGATTCGTCATCGGTCCAATCTTCCCGCTTATCGCCGGACACATCGGCGAACGCGTCGGCAACGGCTTCCTTCAGCGCGTCCTTCTGCTCCGGAGTGAGCCCAATCACTTGGGACTCCACGGCGAGGAAGCGCGAGCGCACAACGCCAAGCATGTTGCCAACGTAGGCCACCACTTCGTCCACCGGGATCAAGGTGCTTTCCTTCTCCGCGATTTGAAGCTCGCGGAGCCGCGCTTGCGCTTCCTTGTCCCGCGTCTTCGCACTGTCGAAGGAGCCCGCGTCCGGGTCATCGGTCACTTCGGAAACCTTGCGGGCGACGTACCACCCGAAGAAGTCGGCGGTGTTGATCTTCCAACCTTGCTTGCGCGTGCCCTTCGACACGTACGGCGCGCCGTCGGCGAAGAGCTTGTCCAGCGTCGGTTGCGACAGCCCGCAGAACTTTGAAAGCTCGGACTTGTTCACAAGCATGCCGCGCGACGGCTGCGCGGCGTCGTCGGGCTCAAACTCGAAATCGTCTGCGGACTCGCTCATGGCCGCGACTCATACGCGGCGACTCGGAGTCGATTCCAGTAACGAAAGGAATTACGTCGTACGAAGCAGAACGGCCCGCCCGTTCATCCGGGGCGGGCCGTTCGTTTGCGCTTCCCCGCCTGAGGCGGCTAGCGACTCTCTCGCGCGAGATTTCGGCGGGCGCGCGGTGCTGTATACCTCTCTGCCCGGAGTGGCAGTGATACCCCGCGACTCCATCGGCGGGTCAAGGCCCCTACAGCGCTCCGCGCGCCCGATTCATGTGAGGGCGTAGACGACGCCCGCAACCAAACCCAATCCTGCAAGGGCGATTGCGCCCCAGAAGCACAAACTGAAAATCAGCCCGGCCTTCACGTCACTGGACATCGCCACGGTTCGACTCCCGGTTGTTAGCGGATCACCGCTCCGTCGCCCTGTTCGGACGCAAGGCCCTGCGAAAGGAACGCGCGCCACTCAACGTCCGACAGTTCGATGGTCGCGAGCTTGCCAACCTGCTCTCGCACGATCAGCCGCACGCGACCGTCTGGCAGACGCGAGGCGTTGACGTACGGGAAGCCCGGTTGGTTCGTCGTCAAGGCTGCAATGGTCTCCACGTGCACTACTCCGGATTGGTGGCCGGGTGCGGTCCTTACCCCGGCCGAAGTGAAGGTCTTCTAGGATATCCGCGCGGGGTGAGCCGTTGCCGAAAGACTCGGGAGAGCGACTCACGTTTATCCGCGTCGGCTTTATCCAGTGCCGCGACCTTCGCGACTCCTAGCCGACGACGCGGCGTGATTTCCAGTAACGAATTCACCCTATGGGCTGTCGCGCATAAACCGCCGTTATGCGCCAGCGCGCATAGGCCGCGCGGCCGATGCGTACCCTAAGCCGTTTCAAATTAATTTATAGCTGGGGAGGGTCCGCGCCTCCGTTCTGCCCGCATTGCGTTTTGGGCCAGAGGGACCCGACATTTCAAATTAATTTCAATTTTGAACTAATACGCGACGACGGCCCGGCAGTGTTTCAAATTAATTTCAAATGTGAGATCAGCGCTAATGCAACCCGGAGTGGCGCTACATGTTTCAAATTAATTTGGTTCATGACTCCGAAACCATTGCGGAGGACGTGATCAAATTAATTCGGCAATCAGTCCAGTGCGACGATGTGCCCACGTGTGCGGTTCAACCACATCGTGCATTTCAAATTAATTCCAATCTCAGCGCCCGATGAGGTGTAGCAAGTAGACCGTCCCAATTCCCTATATATACCCCCTACCTATTCTTCTTCTTTTCCGAAGGAGTGATGATGTAGTAAAGGAATTAGAGCGAAACTCCGCTACTTTGCGTCTCGCTCCATTGATTTTATTACGTTTTCAGGTCGCGGTCGTAGCTGAGTAGCTGACCCCCGACCAATTCAAATTATTTTCTACCCCCGCGCACCGCGTCTTCAAAAATAATTTGAATTCGCTGCGGGCAACTACTCCCGCTACGCTGCTCCTATTTTGAGAAACAGATTTTGCGTTTTTAGGATTGACTCCACCTCTTTCGAGGAATAGGAGTCGGATCATGAAAACGCTCCAAGCCCCCTCGCTACGCCGCTACAGCGCTACGCACGGCACATTGATTCCGCTCCACCGGCATGATGCCGAGAGCGCCCGGCACGGCTCCATCCGCAAGGACGGCAAGCGCCCGCTCCACACCGATTGGACCAAGCGCCCCTACTCCTCAACGAAGGTGTTGGCGTGGTGTCTGACCAACAACCACAATGTGGGCGTTCGCCTCCCCGCTTCCGTCGTCGTGGTGGACATCGATCCGCGCAACGGTGGCAATGAGGGCTGGGACAATCTGTGCATGGAGTACGGCATTGACGATGCCGCATGGCCTTGCGTGATCACCGGCAGCGGCGGCCGGCACTACTACCTCGCCAAGCCCTCCGACGTTCCGTTGGTGGATACGCTCAAGGACTTCCCGGGCGTCGAGTTCAAATCAAAAGGCCGACAGGTTGTCGCCGCCGGTTCGATCCACCCGGACACCAAAGAATTCTACGTGTGGAAGGAAGACGGCCCGGACCCGGCCGTGCTCCCCATGATCCCCGATGCGCTGCTAGTGCACATCCGCCGTCCGCAGCGCCCGCCGTCATCAGCGGCCGGTGGACAGATTGACCAGGAGCAAGCCGAAAAGATTCTAGCCCGCATCGATCCGACGAAATTCCGCGACCATGAGCGTTGGCTCAAGCTGATGATGGCAATCCATCACGCTAGCAGCGGCGACGCCCGGCAAGAGTTCGTCGATTGGTCCATCAGCGATCCGAGCTACGCCGATCAAGCCGAAGTCGTCGGCCGCCGTTGGGACAGCCTCCACCGGCAACGCGCCGAAGGCGTCGTGACCATCGGCACGTTGCGGCACTTCTTGTCAGAGGAAGGCGCGCTTGATGTATTGCCGCCTGACCAGGAAGCAGCAGCCGCAGAGTTCGCGGGCTTCGACGACGAAGACGATGTCGATAGTATCGATGTCAGCGAACCGGCCGCCCCCAAGCCGAAGAGCAAGTCGAAGCCAACCGGCAAGTCTGCCGGTGGTGATGATGAAGACGACGGCGTGAAGCCCGAAGGTGAGTACGACGAAGAGTCGCTTGGCGTGCTCGAAGCGCTCAACGCTCGCTTCACGATGGCCTTCGAGGGCGGCAAGCTCCGCGTGCTCGAATGCAAGCCTGACCCTGTGATGAATCGCCCGTCATGGGAACGCTACTCCACGGCCGACTTCGAGAAGTTCTTCGCCAACCGGCGCATTGAGCGCGACACATCCAATCTCGCGAAGGGCGCATCGCCCACCGTGCAGCTAGGCAAGGCGTGGACTGAGTGGGAAGGCCGCAACACCGTCAACGGCGTGACGTTCGATCCTGAGCATGAGCACGAAGGTTGGCTGAACCTGTGGACGGGCTTTGCGACGGAAGCGAGCACGAAGGGGTCTTGGTCCCGTCTCAAGGAGATGACGCACGAATGTCTCTGCAACGCTGACGACGCTGTTTTCAACTACGTGATGAATTGGATGGCTTTTCTGTTTCAGCATCCGAGTCAACACGCGGAAGCCGCCGTCGTGTTCAAGGGGCGCAAGGGCATCGGCAAAGGCACGTTGGGCAATGCGTTGGTGAAGCTCATTGGGCGCCACGCGATCGCAATCGGCTCACCCGATTTGCTCACCGGCCGCTTCAATGCGCATCTCGAAGATTGTCTCTTCCTGTTCGCGGACGAAGCGGTGCGCCCCTACGACAAAGCCGCCGAGTCCAAAATCAAGCACATCATCAGCGAGCCCATCATTCAGATTGAGCCGAAGGGCTTCAACTCTCATCCGGCAAAAAATCAGATTCACGTCATGATGGCCACCAATGAAGATTGGGCCATCAGCGCCAGCGATGACGAACGCCGCTACGTTGTCAGCGAGGCCAACGACAAGTGGATGGGCAGCACCAAGAAGTGGACAGCCCTACACGATGAGCTTCGCAACGGTGGTTACGGCCGCATGCTGCACGATCTTCTGAGCCATAAACTTCCGGAGGGCTGGCACCCGCGCCATGTTGTGAACACCGCCGGGCTTGCGGGTCAGAAGCTACGCAATCTGTCGGCCGTGCAAACCTTCGTGTTCAACGCCTGCTATTCCGGTATCTGGCCCACACCCGTATTGGAAGAGGCGAAGTGGGAGCACGCGCCAATCCGCTTCTTCTACGAAGATCTCCGCACCGCCTTTGCGCAGTTCTGCAAGGAGAGCGGCATCCCCGCGGGCAACATGAACCGCAACAACAGCGTGTTCTTCCTCCAAGAGTTCGTAAAGGTCATCAAGGCGGCCCGCACGCGCTTACGGCTGAAGGTGCCCGACGACTCCACGGTGGCAGCCTCACCAAGTGACGGTCGCGCGCAAGCCATTGAGATTCCCAAGCTCCAAGAGTGCCGCGAACGCTTCGACCAAATCTTGCGCTCGCCGACGGATTGGAATGAGGCCCACGAAGACGACTTCGATTTCGATTAACAGGAAAGGAGTAACTGACGTGTCCGACAAACTAAAGATGGCCCACGCCGACAGGATCAGCGACGCACGGCGCGACGCTGTGTTGGCTGCGGCTATCGATTTCGCCAATGCCAAGCCCCAGACTCTCACGGAGTTGGAGGAGCGCACCATTGCCTTGCGCAAGGTCGTACAGGATTACCAAGCCTTCGCGCCCGCGATCGGAGGGCACCTTCGCGCCTGCGCAGTTATTAGCTGCGGAGCGCCCGAAGTCTGCAAGCGTCACGCACATTGCTTCTACCGCGACAACGCCTCCGATTAGCCCCCACCGCATTTTCGCACCACCACCCAATAAAAACAAACGCAGGGATTGCCCACTATGAATTTCAGTATCGCGTTGCCTTTTTGGCGGGAATTTGAAGCCACCATCGATCAGCGAAGCCGCACCACCGACGAAATCTTGAAGAAGGCAGAACCGACCACCTACGAACGTTTCTCCTATATTGCATCGCTTTGGTTGCCGTCGGTCCAAGAGTCCTTGCTGGACGGTCAATACGCACTCGCCGCCGTCAAGCTCCACGGCTTCTACATCTTCCTTCGCGCGCATCAGTCCGTGCACAACAAGCCGGGCCTTGTCGAATCCATCGTTGATCAGGCCCGCGCCTTAGAATTCGTGATGCGCTTCGTTAGCTCACACCCCGAAGCCGCAAAGCGCTTCGATGACGAACACGCCTTTATCAACAGCGGCTCACGCTACGCCGAATTGCTCCTCTACCTCGCAGTGGTGCCCGATCAGTTCGGCGCCGACGAAGTGCAATCCCTTTTCACCCGCCTTGACATGACGGCCTTCCGCGCCGCGTGGGCCAACTAAGAGGCCACCTTAATGTCTGATCTTGAATCGCTCTACCGCTGTGTTGGTGATTACCCCATCGTCTACGAATGCGCGATGGCTTCTGACGTTCACGTGTACGTGCCGGACGGCCCGATGGATAGCCGCTATTCATACACGAAACGGACGAAACGCCGCTGGCACGTCGTAGCCACGTCGCAAGCGCTCGCGGAAGCCGCGTGGCACACGGAATTCGGTCACGCGTCCACCAACAACCTCCTTTCCTGCGTCCCCATCTGCGTCATCGATAGAGAGTTGACCATCCGATGACGCTCGAAGAACTCATTGCCGACGCCGCACGGCGAGGTGAGCTTAATCACCTCTCCGTCATCGCGACCGAACGCGGCTTCCATGCCGTCTTCCGCGTCGCGAGCGGCACGGGCCATTCCAGCGCCACCGACAAAGACCCCGTTGAAGCTCTCCGTGCCGCGCTCACAAGCGCGAAGATGGTCCGCGCCCCGCGCGGCCCTTCCATGAAGCCCACACCGGAGCCGGACCCGGTGTTCATCGATGTTGACGATATGGATTTTGGTTAGGAGATTTTTCGATGCTTAAAATTCACATGCAGCGCATCCAAAAGGTGTTGCGATTTGGCGTGCCGGCGACGGTCACGGGCACGCTTTGCAACCGCATGGCTGCCGGCGACGACATCAACTCAACCGGAGTCGAGAGTGAAGTGACGTGCAAGTTTTGCCGCCAGCGTCTCGCCGCTCTCGAACTCGCGCGGGTCGGCCGCGCGAACGCTGAGGCCGCCAACAAGGAGATTTCCTAGTGCCCGCCGACTTCGCGCGCACCGCAGACTTGCTGTTGGCCTATGAGCGCGCGGAGCAGAAATATTACGAAGTTTGTTTGGCGTTCAAACGCCTAGGAGAATTGCCCATGTGCTCATTTGGATTCACCGACGATTGCTTCGATGTGCTGTACGGCCGTCCCGATTGGCCGTCGCACTCCTATTGGATCGTGCCCGGCACCCACGAAGACGACCCGGCCTTGGTGTCGCTGTGAGTCGATATAGCTCCCTCAACACGGCATTGAGGCCGCCCATTCAGCCAGCCCGCGTCAGCGATACCAAGCGAGGTTACGTCTATAAATGCATCGCATATCGTAGCATCCTGGTAGGCGGCCCTTTGCGCTTCACCCGTTGGCGGCTCGCGAAGCGCACCGACGATATGCGCGACTACTTCTACGTTGCGCGAAACCACGGGTGGGAGCCCATGGCCCTTATCACGTGGAAGGCGGACTAATGGCCCGCAATAGATTCGATTGGGCGCTTGCGCACACGTGCCGCTATGGCGTGAGCGCGCATCTCAGCCGCGACATGCAAGAAGAGCTTCGGCGACGGGGCTTCATCTGCTTCAGGCCGTTTTGGCGGAAGCTATGGGATAGGTGGTCGGACCGTTGGTGGTTCTGCCGCCACGGACTCCGCCGAAGCTTCTTCGTCTCCTTGCTCTACACATTCTTTTAGGAGGGCCGCAAATGGCCAGACTGATTCCGATCTTCGGCGCGTGCGCGCTCTTGCTCGCGCCGCACACGACCGCCGCCACCGACTACACACGCGATGCTGTCTACCCACCGGACGCCCGATGCGGGACGGCCGCTCGCTATGAGGCGATGCGCGAAGGCCGGGACTGCATGCGCCCGGTGCTCGCCGCCTACGCCATGTCGTGGCCAGACGATGAAAAGTCCATCACCTGCCGCATGGTGCGTTGGGCACTGAAGAAGTACGACGCCGCGACGCTGGAATCGATGGCCCGCGCGCACGGTGTCAGCGAAGCCACCATCGAACGATTGAGGAAGTGCGCGTCATGATCGAAGCACCGCCCTATCCCCTTAACGCGCGGGAGCGTATCAACGGCTTCGTCCGTAAGTGCCTTGTCTGCCGCAATCCCCATACGGGGGCTGTCGCAGCTACAATGTGGCACGCCGTCCGGCCGAATTGTGGAATGGGGGAGTACATCCGCGCGGCCCGCGACCGCGGCCATGAACCGCTGGCCATTGTCACGTGGAAGGCTGATCTAAATTGGACGCTCCGTCGCGAGCGTCTGACGTTCCCCAAAATGCCGACGAAGGTGTACCGCTAATGCGTATCATCAACGACAAGTTCATCCCGCCGAAGACCGGAAGCGGCGTGAAGGCCGCCGGGCAGTCGCGCCGTGAAGCCGGAGCCGCGCGCACGCGTCGTATTCTCGAAAACCAAATCGTGATCATGCGGGCGCTGTACTACTTCGCGCCCGAAAACTCCGAACTGCGCGTGGAAATGCGCGAAGAGATTCGGAGCGCTCTTGAAGCATCTCGCGCACTCGCGGCGGAAGATCGGCGGCAAGGCTCATGAGAGACGCGCTCATCGTTCTCGGATTGCCATTGCTGATTTGCGGCGTTGGGTGGGCGATTGGCATCGCCTCGCATTTGTATGTGGAGCGGAATCGGTGAGCCGAATTCACATTCGAGGGCCGCATCAGGAGGGCGCGCTTAAGCCGCTTTGCGGCGCGGGCGCGCAGTGGATGTCTAGCGTCATTACGACGGTGCGGGAGAGCAGCGGGCGCGTAACCTGTAAGAGTTGCATTCGTGTACGCGACGCGAAGCGCCGTCGCATCGTACGACGCAACAGCGATTCCATTCGTTACTAGAATCCACGCGAACGATTTGACTACCTAAGCGCATTGCAAACCCCACCCTTTGCTTAGGTGATTTTATGTCCCGTCCCTTTATCTACCTCGCCGGTCCCATCTACGGATGCACCGAAGGCGAGGCGAAGAACTGGCGCGCCGACTTTGCGGCCAAGCTTGCGCAACACTGCATCACCGGAATCTCTCCGCTGCGCTGTGAGCCAATCGTCGGTGAGCGCTACGACGTAGCCTACGCCGATCCGTGCTTCGGCGATCCAAAGTCGATTCTCGCGAAGAACTTTTTGGACCTTCGCCGCTGCGACATGACGTTGGCCTATTTCCCAGCGCCGCCCGAACACGCGGAGCTTGAAGCGCTCATCGCCGACATGGAGAAGTGGACTTCGGACGTGAACCGGGACCACATCGCGACGCTGAAGCGAATCTCGAAGAAGGCCCCGCAGCGCTCCATCGGCACCATCGGCGAATTGTCTTGGGCCTACGCGCTGCAAAAGCCCTGTGTCGTCGTCACCGACGACCCGTTGGTGAAGAGCCACCCCTTCACAGCCATCCAACCGTCTTGGCCCATCCTCTCTACGCTTGACGACGCGCTGCGGCTCATCGTCGGCATCTACGGCGGCTATGCAGGGGGCAAGAATGTCTAAGGCTCCCAAGCGCTACGATTTCCCTCACCCGCTCGCCGATCGCGACCGCGAAGAACTCGCGGCGGGATACCCGCTCCGCCCGGCTCCGTCCGATGCTCCGTTTGAGCTTCAGCGCGACTCCGGCGACGAACAGGCGGAGCGCTATCACGCCCACGATCAGGCATCCCGTGAGCGCGACGCGTTGGCCACATGTGCGCACACCGGCGAGGCCTGCGATTGCGAGCCGGGGCAGTGCAGCGAGCTTCGCGGAAAGAAAAAGGGCCGTGTTGTCCCCACCAACACTCCCCGGCCCGGCGAGACACCGGAGCAAATCGCAGCGCGTTCGCACACCCGCGTAATGCCGGAGCACCCGCCGGGAGACTACGCGAGCGGCGGCTTCGTCAAGGGCGTGCCGGAGCACGATGCGCTAACCACCCGCCACACCTTCACGATCCCGTCCGGCCATGTTGCCGTCACCGACGCCGAGGGCCGCGCTACTGGCGAAGTCCGACTCAAACCGTGGCCGCAAGTCAGGGCGCGCATCCACGGCGGCGCGTCGCAGACGTTCGCGGAGCCCGCAGCGGCACCGGAGCACGACGCGACCACGAAGACCGAGCCGACTAACCCCAAGGACGCGTTCGGCATCCTGAAGGCGTCGCTAACCTACGTGTCGTTTCCCGTGCTCATGGAAACGGCAATCGGGATGGCCGAAGGCGGATTCAAATACGGCGCCCACAACTACCGGGCCCGCGGCGTGCGCGCGTCGGTCTATGTGGACGCGACAATCCGTCACGTCTTTCAGTTTTGGGAGGGCGAAGACATCGACGCCGAATCGGGGGCGAAGCTCTCCCACGTCACGAAGGCCATTGCGTCGCTTACGGTGCTCCGAGATTCCATGATTCGGGGCAACTGGATTGATGACCGGCCGCCGCCGTCGCCGAAGAGATGGCTACAGAGCATCAGCGCCATGATGCTGGACCTGGCCAAGAAGTTTCCGGAGCCCGTGGCGCGCTACCTCGCGGACGGCAAGCGTGGTCCCGGCCGCATTCTCGAAAACGGAGAATAGGCCATGCTTTTCATTATCGGTTACGTCGTGTTCGCCCTCGTGGCCGTCGCTGCTCTATCGGGCGTGCTCTACTCAGGCCCACAGGAGGATGAAGACAAATGAGCGCCGTGCAAACTATCAACGTACTTCGTGAACTTAAGACAAGCCTTGAGACTCAAGCGGTCGACGCCGATGCGCAGGTTGGCTACCACTCTGAGCGACGGCTAGAGCAGCTGCAAGAGGCCGCGGCGTTCCGCACGCAAGCGGCGCAAATGGCCAAAGCAATTGACACTCTCGAAGCCTTGGAAGCGTCGGGAATCATTATGAAGCCGAAGCGCAAGCCGGAGCTGCTAGAAGGCGACGACCCACTCTAGGCGTCGCGTGCTCGCGCACGGTCCAGTGCCGCCGAATAGACTTCTGTCTGCGCAGCCTTCAGATGCTTTTCGGCGGCCACTTGGTCGTCATCGATAAAGCCGGTGAAGACCACTAGCCCGGCAGCGTCCGTGGTGTGATCCACGCGGAGCTTGAAGTTCTCCCACGTGGCAGTCCACCGGACCTTCTTGCCCGCCTTGTTCTTGTGGATCGCCCATTCGGCCGGGGCGTAGCGCTTTGGCGCAACCGCCGTCGGTGGAGGCGAGAAGCCTTGCCCCTTGAACATCTGCGATACTTCGAAAATCTCAATTGCCGAGGAAGGGCCGCGCGCCTCCACGAACTTCATCGCGGTTGCTAGCTCCTTCTCCAAACCCTTAAGGCTCTTCTTTTTGGCAATGCGCTCATAGATGGCCGCCCAAGCCGCTGCGGCTTTTTGCGCCTCATCCATCGTAATGATCCTTTTCACTGTCATGATCTCCGTAAACTATTGGAATTCAAAAATCTTGTGCGGAAAAGCTGGTCCAGCCGTAACTCACAAGGAATTTAATCCATAGGGTGTGCCGCTTTGTCCCAGCAACCCCACGTTTTCCAAATCGTTCCTTGCATTCCTCTTTTCAGTGTTGCAGTTCTCAGAATGTACCGCTGTTTTTCGAATTGGTCCAGCGGCAAAGCGTTAATTGGTGAATAGTGCTTTCTACTTCAAGGGGTTAACAATCGTGCATACTACCAACCGTCCGCGCAACTTCGATCCGCGCACCACAGCCCAAGTCCAAGACACTCGGAGCATCGTTAACGACAAGCCATTTCGGACGAAAGAGCAGCGGCTCGAAGCCCGCCGCTTCTCTGTGCGCGTCCGTGGCGCTTTTGTGAGCAAGGCTCCGCTGAGCTATCACAACGCTCTTCCGAAAAAGGGCTGACTGCGTTTCTGAATTCGTTACTTGGAATCCTAAAAACGGATGGGTACGACTCCACGGCACTGAACGTACCCATCCATTTAGGAGCTTTTCCAAGTGACGAAGATTGCAATTGAACTGAAGCTCTCCGACGAAGATCGCAATGCGATCGTGTCGGAAGTCGAAGCCCGCCTCAAAGGCGTTGCTGAAGCCGCGGTGAAGAACGCGGGCAAGGGCGGCAAGAACGCCACCACCACTACCAAGGGCAAGAACGCCTCCGCCGACGAATCCGGCGATGAAGATTTCGAAGACACCGACGGCGACGCCGACGCAGACGCCGAAGAGGGCGAAAGCGAAGGCGACGACGACTTCGACGCCGACGGCGAGGAAGAGCCCACCGTCACCAAGAACGACGTGCAGGCCGCGCTCCGCGACTACGCCGCCGTGTCGTCCAAGGCCGAAGCGATGAAGCTTCTCGAAACGGCGGGCAAGGCCAAGGGCCTGTCGGCGCTCGAAGAGAAGAACTTCGCCGCCGTCATCAAGGCCGCAACCGCAGCAATCGCGAAGGCCAAGAATGTCAAGAAGAAGTAAGCGCGACTCCAAGGCGCTAACTCGCGGCGGGTCGCGTGCCCGCACCCGCCGCACCTTCCCGCAAACGCAAGGCTGCCGCTGCAATGTCGTCCCACACGAAGCGATCCCCCTCTAAAGCTAAACGTACGATCAATTGCAGCGGCAACCTTGCGCTTGTCGGCACCCTGCCCCCTCACCAAGTCAACATCGCCGGCGAAGCCGCGCGCATCGGCACATGCGTGCACGGCATCATTGAGAAGTGCTTGAAGGAGGGCAAGGAGCCTTCCGACTTCCTGGACCGCATCGTGGAGCTTGTGGGCGAGGAAGAGGGCTTCACGATGTTGAAGCCCAACGCCAAGACGCCCGGCCCCGGCCGCATCTTCTATGTCGTCAATGCCGAGATGATCGAAGGCGCCACCGTCGCTACCGACTACGTGCGTGGGCGCTGCAAGGAGCTTGGCATTCCGGAAAGCGCGCTCCAACTGGAAACGCGAACCAACCCCCTTCCCGATCGCGACGACACGTCCGGCACGGCCGACGTGACCATTGATGCGTGGCCTGAAGTGCTCGAAGTGGCCGACTTCAAGAACGGCTGGATTCTTGTCGAGACGAAGAGCGATCAGCTTGTCGCGTACCTTCTCGGCAAGGCGCTTGAAGACGACTTCTCCCACGAACGCTACATGGTCACGGTCATCCAACCGAACGCCAGTGACCCGGAGCTACGGGCGCCGCGCTCCATCGAATACACGCGTGAAGAACTCTTGGCGTGGCAAGCGATGTACCGCACCTCCGTGGAGCGCTGCGGCGAAGCGGACGCAGCCTTCGCCGAAGTCGAGAAGTTAGAGGAGCCCGATCAAGAGCAGGCCTACGACGATTGGGCCGCCAAGTATTTGAAGCCGGGTGACCACTGCACGTTCTGCGAAGCGGAGCCGATTTGCCCCGCGAAGCGCTTGCTCCATCAGGCACAAGCCAAGATCGATTTCAGCGACGAACCGCGGGAGCTTGTCTTCGACTCGCGCCGTCGTCGCGAGATTAGCCACCTTCTCAAATGGGCGCCGATGTTCGCCAGTTGGTTCAAGGCCGCCGCGGCCTACGCCCAACGCGAGATGGAAGCGGGCTTCGACATCGAAGGCCAAAAGCTTGTCAAGTCGAAGACCAACCGCACGTTCAAGCCCGGCATGTCCGAAGCGGAGATTGTGTCCGGCATCGTCAAGGGCAAGTTCGTCGCCGACAAGTCGAAGCTGTACGACAAGCCTTCGCTGAAGAGCGGCCCGCAGATTGAAAAGCTTGTGACAGCGAAGCGGCGCAAGGAGTTCGACTCCAAATTCCTGCACAAGCCCGAAGGCGCGCTCACCATCGCTCCGACGGATGATCCGCGCCCGGCCGTGAAACGCAGTGCGGCCGATGACTTCGACGATTTCGACTTCGAAGACGATGAAATGGATTTCGGGTGAGCACCATGCAAGAGCGATTCTACGTCATCACCATCAGGTCAATGAACACGTCCGAAGACGCCGACTTGGTGTTGGCCGCGACGTTCGTTGTTTCATCGAACGACTTTGCGAAGATCAACCTGCCCAAGCTCGCGGCAGCCACGGACGCGTCAATTGCGGACGCGCCCGTTGAGGGTTTGCGCCCGATGACCCTCGAAGAGGTTGATGCGTGGCGCGCTGAAGATGACGGGGAATAGCCCGATGTGGCTTCTTTGGCTCGCAATGTTCGTGCTGATGACCACACTAGATTTCGCGTGGTCCAAGTACAGCCAAGCCACCGTCGCAAGGCGGGCTTGGGCCGCCAGCGGGTACGCCGCAGCCATCTATGCCGTCGGCGCGTTGGGCATCATCGGATACACCGAACACCCGTCATTGATTATCCCGGGATGTGTAGGCGCCTTCGTCGGCACCTTCCTTGCGACGCGGAGGGCGCACTAGTGTCTCCGCTTGTCGTCACATGCCAGCACGGGTTAGGCGATAACATCTACTCGCGCCCGTTCATCCGTGCGGCGAGCGCTCGCGGTCCCGTCTATATGGCGACACCGTGGCCCGAACTGTTCGAAGACTTGCCCGTGCAGTTCGTCCAGCCCTGGACCCGCCTTCGCACGCAGGCCAAGAACGTTGCTCTGCAACAGCCGGAGCGGTGGACGAAGCCGCCCACCTCTGCGCACCAAGTGCGCATCGCCTACAACGGCGAGACGTTCGCGAAGCGTATCTCCGTCCCACGCGCTATCGAAACCATCTTGCCGCTGCGGGGCGCGGACTTCGTGTTTGATCTCCCCAATTGGGGCCGCTCTCCGGTTGGTATTACAAGCGGCAAGCCCGTCGCGGTCATTCGTCCGGTGACGGTGCGCCGGGAGTGGTTCAACTCCGCCCGCAATCCCAAGCCCGAGTACGTCTCCGCGATTGCGGCGAGCTTGATGCACACCCACCACGTCGTCTTGGTGGCCGACACTGAACCCGGAGTGGAGTGGCTAGTGGGCGAATTGCCGCCCCACCACTACGCGTTCTTACACGGCGAACTGAGCATCCGTCCGCTTCTCGCGCTCATTGCGTCGGCGGATGTGATCGTGGGCGGCGTGGGGTGGATTGTGCCCGCGGCGCTCGCGCTTGGTCGCTCAGCATTCATCATTTTAGGCGGGCACGGTGGCCACAACGCCCCGGAGCTTATCACCGACCCGCGCATGGATTTGTCCCAAATCTATTTTGCCCACCCCACGGAGTATTGCCGATGTACAGCCATGACTCACAATTGCAACAAAGAGATTCCCGACCTGATGTCGCAGTGGGAAATGTTCCGCAACCGCCGACGCTTCCGGCCCTCTTCCGGCACCACGCCTCCCGCTTCCTGACTTGGTGGCCTACGCACGGAGTCGGCTACTACCCCGTGAACGCAGGCGTTGCACCGTACGACGCAAAGTATTTCGAGCGCTACGAAGCGATGGCCGACACGGCGATGGGACGCGCGCTCAATTGGGCGCGTTGCGATCTTGTTCGGCGCTATACTAAGGGCGCGGTGGTGGACATCGGAATCGGCGCGGGCACCTTCATCCGGCGGCGCATGGGATTTAGTCTGCTTCCCACCTACGGCTATGACGTGAATCCGGCCGGCATCGCGTGGCTGAAAAAGTACGGGGTCTATCTGAACCCGTACGAATGCGAGAGCGTGGACGCGATCACATGTTGGGACGTGTTGGAGCACATCCCGGACTTCGAGACGTTGGTCAACCGCGTCAAGCACTTCGTGTTCGTCTCCATCCCCATCTTCCGCGACGCTTCGCACGCGCTCACCTCGAAGCATTTCCGGCCCGACGAACATTGTTGGTACTTCACATCATATGGGCTTAAGGCCGTCTTCGACACGTTGGGCTTTGATTGCGTAGAAGAGAACGACAAGGAGAGCCGCCTAGGGCGCGAAGACGTGATGTCGTTCGTGTTCAAGCGCCGCGCGGCTGATGAGCGCTACCACCCCGAATGGACGTTGAGCGACACCCACCACGCGGTCCTTCAGGACATGCGGGCTGCGGCTAAGGCCCCGGCTGTTAACTCGCCTGCCTATTTGAAGGCTCAGTCGGAGTTGACCGCACGCGTGGCGGAGCGTGAGCCGCTGCTCTTGGGCGCGTGCAAAGAGGCCCGCGCTTGCCAACACGTCACTTGCATCTGTGACGTGGACCCGACGGAGCCGGGCCGGTGAAGATTCGCGAAATCACGGTGTCGCAATCGGTTCGCGTGAACCTAGGCGATTACCAAGCAACCGACTTCTTCGTTTCGATGAACGCGGAGTTGGAAGACGGAGACAAGCCGCTAGATGCCGCGGCGAGCCTCCGACGCCGCATCGGCCACGCGCTCACCAACAGTGTGGGCGCGAATTTCAAGGCGCGCGGCAAGACCATTTCCCCGGCGAAAATTGCAAGCACGTACGGCATTGAGAGGACTGAAAAGTGACGGAGTTGATTCTTCACCACCATTTGCACCGGCAGCGGGATTTCAGCGAGCGGACGTTCGGCCCGTACTCGCGCCCCCTGCGTACCGAAGGTGCCATTGACCACATCAAGAAGGAGGTCCGCGAAATCGAGGCCAACCCCGCCGACTTGGAAGAGTGGATCGATTTGGCGATTCTCTCGTTCGAAGGCGCGCTGTCACAGGGCTATTCGCCGGAGGCTATCGCCGCTGCATTAGAGGCGAAGCAAACCAAGAATGAGAACCGCAAGTGGCCCGATTGGCGATCCGTTGAGCCCGGCAAGGCCATTGAGCACGACCGCACCGCGGAAGTGTTGGAGCGGAGTGCGTATCCATGACTGGGACCCGCAACCGTTGGAAGCTCATGTCCACCGCTCGCGCGGAGAAGCCGCCGGAGCAGGGCACGCGCCGCAAGCTGGACGATTACGAGACGCCGCCCGAAGAAGGCGCGCAACTCGCGCTCTACTTCACACCGTCGGGTCGCATCTTGGAGCCCGCTTGTGGGAGTGGCCGTTTGATGCAAGCACTCAAGGAAGCTTTCCCGGGTGTCCGGGTTGATGGCTACGACATCAAAACCGGACACGACTTCACCAAGCGCACGAAGCCGTGGAAAGGCGACATCATCACCAACCCGCCGTACCGCGACGGCTTGGCGGACTTCTTCACCCAACGCGCCCTTGAGCTTGCCGACGGCAAAGTGGCGATGTTGTTGCAGTCCGGTTTCCTTTGGGGCTCCAAGCGCTGCGATGCTCTCCACATGGTGACGCCGCCCGAGCTTATCATTGTCCTGCCCTATCGAATCTATTTCTTCGAAGGGCCGAAGGGCAAGCCGATTAAGTCGCAGTACTTCAACCACGCTTGGTATTGCTGGCCCGATCGCGAGACGCGTGAGCGCGGCGGGTACGACACCGTGACGAAGTGGGCGCCGAAGCAGTACGAACAAATGGACTTCGGCTAATGGCGCTCTCTGTCTCGGAAATCCGGGCGTTGTCAGACGAACGGCTCTTGGGCTGCATTGCCGAAGAGTGCTCTGAAGTTACGAAGGCGGCAATGAAGCATCAACGTTTCGGCGCCCGGCCAACGATGGGCAGCGTCCATTACAACAACGTAAAGGACGTGATGGACGAATTCTGCCAACTCTACTTCTTGATTTCGGAGTATCGGCGCCGCTTCGGTTGGCTCTGACTATCTGCACATCCTCATTCGTTACTTGAAGCGGCGCCTTTTTAAAAAGAAGGTGCCGTTTCTGCTTATGCAGTTTGCAAAACCAAATTGATATTGAGGATATTCCGATATGGCTGATAGTGACAAAAAGACCGTCAAGTTTTTCACCCCGGTCTTCCGGCTCTCCTTCCCCAATCTGTTCGTCGCTCGCAAGAATGAAGACGACCCGGACGCAAAGGCCAAGTTCGGCCTGTCGGCAATCTGGACTCCGGCGAACTTCACCGATCGCGAGAAGGAGCTTTGGCGGGCCATCATGGCCGAACTCAACGCCGTTTCGCTTCGCGACTTCAAGTCGCCGTGGAAGGAGCTTCCCGACAACGTGAAGCGCGGTGTGCGCGACGGTGCGGCGAAGGCGGGCATGGAAGGCTACGGCAAGGGCACGCGCTTTGCAAACCTCACGACGCATTCGCGCCCCGGTGTCATCACCAAGAACAAGGAAGACATCGGGCCGGAGCACGGCAACGCGGATCTGATCTACCCCGGCGCCTTCTGCCGCGCGTCGGTCAACGTCTATTCCTACGGCCTGAAGAAGGGCTCGAAGGGCAAGGGCGTCGCCCTCGGGCTCTTCAACGTCCAGAAGATCAAGGACGGCCCGCGCCTTGATAACCGCATCTCCGCGGCGGACGACTTCGACGAAGAGATTGATGCCGCTTGGCTGGACCAAGACGACAGCGACTTCGACAACGGCGGCGACGAAGACGATTTCGAGTGAGCGCCACTTCCGCGCGGGTTTTCACGGCCCGCGCGGATTTTTCATGCCCACCCCCTTTTCAAGCGCGTCCCCAACGATGGCAACACGATTCTCGTACACCCGACCTGCAACACCGGCCGAAGCGAAAGCGATCCGGGCGAAGCGCGAGCGCGAAGAGAAGAAGCGCCACGTGGGTGAACGCGGTCCGCGTGGCCTGCAAGGTGAGCCCGGACAGGACGGCGAGCGCGGCCCGCAAGGCCCGGCCGGACCGCAAGGCAAGACCGGCCGCGACGGTCCGCGAGGGCCGAAGGGTGAGCGCGGCGAGCAAGGTCCGCGCGGCGTTCCCGGCGAAGACGGTGCGAACGGCAAGCGTGGCCTGCAAGGTCCCCAAGGTCCGAAGGGCGAGCGCGGCGAACACGGCGCACGCGGGCTTCCCGGCAAGGACGGTGCGAAAGGCGCGAGCGGCGCCGACGGCGCGTCCGGCTCTATGATTCTTTCCGGTGATCGCGATCCAAAGAAGGCTGACGGCAAGGACGGAGACCTTTGGATTAACACCAAGTCCGCCGACGTTTTTCAGAAGCGCGGCGGAAGTTGGGGCACTCCGCTTTTGAACATTCGCGGCAGGCCCGGCTTCAGCGGCCCGCGCGGGCCGCAAGGTCCCCAAGGCCCGAAGGGTGATCCCGGAGAAGGTGGAAGCGAGGGCGGTGGAAGCGGTGCGCGCGGCTCGCTTTGGTATGAGGGCCACGGAGCGCCGGGCACGATCGCGGGGCAGCTAGACAACGACCTGTATTTGGATTCGGGCAACGGCGATGTGTACGTGCTGGACTTCGGCGCGTGGGGCCTTGTCGGCAACATCAAGGGGCCGAAGGGCGACGCTGGCAACCAGGGCCCGGCAGGCGCCGACGGTGCACAGGGTCCGAAGGGTGACACGGGCGACGTGGGACCCGCTGGCGCTGACGGTGCGCAAGGCCCGAAGGGTGACACGGGCGACGTAGGACCCGCTGGCGCCGACGGTGCACAAGGCCCGAAGGGTGACACGGGCGACGTAGGACCCGCTGGCGCCGACGGTGCACAAGGCCCGAAGGGTGATACGGGCGACACCGGGCCCGCGGGCGCCGACGGTGCGGATGGGGCGCAAGGTCCACAGGGCATTCAAGGACCGCCCGGAGCGGACGGCGCGCAGGGTCCACAGGGCGAGCAAGGCGTTCAGGGCGAGCCCGGCACCAACGGCACCAACGGTGCGCGCGGCTCTCTTTGGTATGAGGGCGCGGGCGCGCCGGGCACCATCACGGGCCAAGCCGACGGCGACTTATATTTGAACACGTCCAACGGCGACGTATATCAGCGCGCATCGGGCGCATGGTCCGTTGTCGGCAACATCAAAGGACCGGCCGGAGCCAACGGCACGAATGGCACGAATGGCACCAACGGTGCACGCGGCTCTCTTTGGTATGAGGGCGCCGGCGCGCCGGGCACCATCACGGGCCAAGCCGACGGCGACTTATATTTGAACACGTCCAACGGCGACGTGTATCAGCGCGCGTCTGGCGCATGGTCCGTTGTCGGCAATATCAAAGGATCGGCCGGAGCCAACGGTACGAATGGCACCAATGGCACCAATGGCACCAACGGTACGCGCGGCTCTCTTTGGTACGAAGGCGCGGGTGCGCCGGGCACGATCACCGGGCAGGCCGACGGCGACTTGTATTTGAACACATCCAACGGCGACGTGTATCAGCGCGCGTCTGGCGCATGGTCCGTCGTCGGCAATATCAAAGGACCGTCAGGCTCTAGCGGCGTCAGCCCGCCGAGTCCTACCGATTTCAACTATCAAGCCGCTGCGGACGGCGTGAACTTCACGATGGCGTACGGTTCCAGTGTGGGCCTTGCAGTGAAGCGTACCGACACAGGCGTGGCCAGCGCCGAACGTGGAATGTTCCTCGGCAAGAACGTGCCTGCGTCCACGCCGTGGACGGTCACGATGAAGGTGAAGAACGTTACGGCGGCTAACAGCGCGTTTCACCGCGTCGGCTTAGCCCTCCACAATTCGAGCACCGGAGCCTTCATCCTCTTCGGCGTCAACCTGAATAACAACACGCCGAATCTTGTTCTTATGAGGTGGAACAACTTCACGCAGTATAACGAGACCATCTACAATCAACAGATCACGCCAATTGGCCAGCGGCCGGAGTGGTTCCGTTTCAAGTTTGATGGCACGACGTACACCGCTGATGTCTCTGCGGACGAAGCGTCTACTTGGCAAACTATTGGCTCATGGACCGCCGCTTCCAAGTTCACTGCCGATAAAATCGGGCTCGCAATCAACAGTCTTAGCACTTTCACGCAGAATCTCGCGCCGGGTGCGTTGATTGAGTATTACTCCGAATCCACGGGCGCCGCGCCTTCGGTCACTCCGGGCACACAGACTTACGATTCCGGCTCCGGCGCCCTCACCGTTCCCGCTTACAACACGCTTACCGTTGAGCGTTGGGGCGGCGGCGGCGCGGGCGTCAGCGTCGGTGTTTCCGTTCTAACTGGCGGCGATGGTGGTGCGACCAGCACCAATGGTGTAAGCGCGGGCGGCGGCAAGGGCGGAAGCCTAGGTAGCGGCGGTGGTGCCGGAGGCACGGCGGCAGGCGCGAATACCACGAACACGGCAGGCAACACCGGGGGCAACGCAGCCGACGGACACGGCGCGGGCGCGCCGAACGGCGGCGGCAATGTCGCGGCGCCTAGCAGTACCGGTAACGGCGTCGCCGGTAGCACACCGGGTGGCGGCGGCTCCGGCGCGAATGCGTCTACGTCGGCAGGCGCCGGCGGCGGTAGCGGTGGCTACAACAAGGATGTCTATACGTACGGAGCGGCGGGCTCTCCGGCCATCGGCTCCTTGATTTCGTGGGTTGTTGGCGCGGGCGGCGTGGCCCAAACGGTGACTGCCAGTGTGATTGGTGGCGCCGGATCGAACGGACGCGTGAAGTTCACCTGGAGCTAGTGCGATGCTCCACGTTAGCCCCCGCGTCATCCTCCGGAAGATCACCCCGACGATTGTTCGGCCGCGCGCCACAATCGATTTTGAAGGCTTGTCCGCTGCGGACCTGAAGCGAGTCGGGTCGTGGCTCTACTCGCGCCACTCGACGACGCGTCCGCATTGCTTGGCCTACCATGTGCCCGGCAGTGACGAGATCAAGCTGTGGCATCGCGCGTACCCGCGGCTTGGCATCGAAGAGTCACCGCCGCCGGAAGACCTGTTTCAGTGGATCGCCGAAGGCGGATTGGTTGAAGCCCACAACGCAGGCTTTGAACAGAACTTCTGGCAAAACGTGATGGGGCCGCAATACGGTTGGCCGGAGGTGCCGGACGACCAATGGATGTGCTCCGCCGCGAAGTGCGCCGCGCTCGCGCTCCCGCGATCGTTGGAAGGCGCGATCGAAGCGCTAGGGCTTTCCCAGAAGAAGGACCCGCGCGGCGAGAACTTCGTAAAGAAGTACTGCAAGCCCGTCCGGCTCTCCGCCAAGGAGCGCGACGCGTTGGGCGAAGACTACGTGGAGTTCGCCGAAGACATCGAAGGCATCACCACGGGGTGGGAGTACTGCAAACAGGACGTGCGCGCGGAAATGGCCGTATCCGATGCGCTCCCGGACCTTATCCCGGACGAACAGAAGCTTTGGCGCATCACGCAGGAAATGAATCGGCGCGGCGTTCTCATTGATACGGACCTTGCGCGCTCCGCGCTCCGGATGGCCGACAAAGCCAAGCGCAAGATCAACGGGGAGCTAGAGGGCATCACCGGCATCAAGGCCGGATCGCAGCGCGAGGCGTTGAAGAAGTGGCTTGCGCAGCATGAACAGCTTGAGCTTGCCGATACTACCGCGAAGACGCTGGAATGGTGGCTGGACCGGCGGAAGGATTTGAGTCCGCGCGCCCGCCGCGTGCTCACCATCATTAAAGAAGTGAACCGCACCTCCACCAACAAGTTCAAGCGCATGTTGGAGTGCGTGGACGATGACGACCGCGCCCGCGATCTTATGACGTTCTGCGGCGCGGAGCGAACCGGCCGTTACGCAGGCAAGGGAATCCAAGTCCAGAACCTCCCCAAGGGCCGTTTCGCCAAGCACCTGCCAAAGAAGACCGCGCTTGACCTCGCCGTGGAAGACATCAAGTCCGGGGACCTTGAGTGGTGCGAAGCCGTTCACGGCGACATCATGAATCTGATCGCGTCTTGTTTGCGCGGCGCGATCATCGCCCCGAAGGGCCGCAACCTTGTCTCCGCCGACTATGCCGCCATTGAAGCGCGGTGCGTGCTGTGGGAGTCGGGCGCCAACACCGCATTGAATGTCTTCCGCGAAGGCAAAGACATCTACTGCGACATGGCGTCCGGTATCTACGGATACGAAATTTGTAAGGACGAAGACGCCAAGAAGCGCTTCCCCGATGCGCAGATTGCGCGCGTCATCAACTCCATGGGCGCCACGCAACGCGACTTCGGAAAGGTCGCGGTGTTGGGTCTTGGCTATGGGATGGGCTACCTCAAATTCCTGATCACGCTGCGCACCTACAACATCGTGCTCACCCGGGCCGAAGTGCTCGCGATGATGGGCAAGAAGCGCCTTGAGAAGTACGAAGGCATTGTGCGCAAGAAGCTCTTCCCGAAGCCGGACGACTTCGACGACGCGCGCAAGCACAAGCTCGCCGAACGGGAAGCCGCAAGGAATCGCCGGGCGCTTCGCGACGAACGCGAAGACCCCGAAGCCGTGCTCCACGAATTGGCGCTATGCAAGTACACCGTGGACACCTACCGCTCCCGCTACTCCGAAGTGCCGGAGATGTGGAAGGCGCAAGAGGCTGCGGCCGTTGAGGCGATTCAGCACCCGGGCCGCCGCGTCAAATGCGGCGTCGTGACGTGGTTCGTTGAAGGCCGCTTCCTTAAGTGCCTTCTGCCGTCGGGCCGCACGCTCAATTACTGCGATCCGGAACTGAAGCCGACGAAGACTTCGTGGGGCGAAGTCCGGCCGCAAATCCGCTTCATGGGTCGCGATCAGAAGACCAACAAGTGGGTGCGGCAAGCGACCTACGGCGGGAAGCTCACGGAAAACATCACGCAGGCAATCGCGCGGGACATCATGGCATACGCCAAGATCGCGCTGCGGGAGGGCTACGGCCACATCTACGATTTGTTGATTTCGATTCACGACCAAATTCTTTCCGAGTGCGACGACGGCATGGGCGACGTGAAGGCCTTTGAAGCCGTGATGGCCGATCTTCCGCCCGAATACGACGGCTGCCCGATCACTGCGGAAGGCGAACTCTACACGCGGTTCCGGAAGTAGCCATGCACGGGACCTTCGCACAAATCGCGGTAGAGCCATGCCGCATTTGGCTGGACGACCGCGCCGAACTCTTCTGCACGGTGAACCCGGAAGATTACCAATGGGCGTTGCAGTGGCGCTGGCACTTCGTGAAGGACAAGCACGGGCGCAAGTTCTACGCGCGGCGCAACACACGCTTGCCCGGCCGGAAGCAGGTGCACGTGTGGCTTCACAAGGCCATCTTGTCGGAGCGCATGGGAATCATCCCGCCCACCGAGCTTCACACCATCGGCGACCACGGCAACGGGGATTCGCTCTGCAATGAGCGGTGGAATCTGTCGTGGGCCACATCCTCCATGAATCGAAGGACGGCGCGCACATGAAGCCTCGAGTCCACAATATGCGCGCGAACACCGCTCCGGAAGGCGCAATTTACTGCGGCCGTGGCTCGAAGTGGGGCAATCCATTCCGCATCGGGGAGCACGGCACGCGTGCCCAAGTCATCGATCGCTTCCGCGTCGAAGTCCTGCCCAAGCTGGACGTGCGGCCGCTGCGGGGCAAGCACCTTGTTTGCTTCTGTGAGCCGAAACCCTGCCACTGTGATTGGATTCTGCGCAAGGCCAATGAAACGCCCTTTGTGATCGCGGCCACGGGGCACCGCCCGAACAAGCTAGGTGGCTACGGCGAAGACGTGCAGAGGAGGCTCTTCACGATCGCGCGCAACTACCTTGGCCTATCGCTCGCAACGCGCACCATCTCCGGCATGGCTCTAGGCTGGGATCAAGCCTTCGCGGAAGCGTCGTATGACCTTGGAATCCCCTTCACCGCAGCCGTGCCGTTCGATGGGCAGGATCGCATGTGGCTTGATGATTCGCGCACCCACTACCATTGGCTCCTGAAGCGGGCGGCCGAAGTGCGCGTGATTAGCTCCGGCGCCTACGCCCCGGCGAAGATGCAACGGCGCAACGTGTGGATGGTCAACATGGCTGATCGCGTTTGCGCTTTATGGGACGGCTCACCCGGCGGGACCGGCAATTGCGTTGCGCATGCCAACGCCGTGGGCACCCCGATTGATTACGTTTGGTGGGATTTTGCCCGCCCGCACATCGATGGGGTGCGCCCGTGATCGACTACCCCTACGCGGCGGACTTCATCGCGGCGCCTTTCCGCGAGCCGCCGTATCAACACCAAATCGAAGAGTTCGAACGGCACGTGGGCAAAGAAGCTAGAGCGCTCCTCTGGACCATGAGAACTGGTAAGACCAAGATGACGATTGACACCGCGTGCCAACTCTTCGTCAACGGCGGCGACATGGGCAAGATTGACGGCGTGTTGGTGTTCGCGCCCAACGGCGTGCACGCGAATTGGTTGGAGCGCGAGCTACCGAAGCATTGTTGGCCGGGCGTGGAGTGCGAAACCATCGTGTGGCGCTCGCGCGTTGCTGGGGCCAAGGGCGGCAACAGACTGAGCAAGGCCGCCGCGGAAGCGTGGGCATTTGATCAAGAAATGTGGTGGGACAAGCTCAAGACCATCCGCCGAAGCAAGAAGCTGTTTTGGATGTCTGTGAACACGGAGAGCATGACCCGCGACGACGTGCGCCGGGCCGTGCAGCGCTTCCTGAAGTGGCGTTGGTGCTTGGTGGTCTACGACGAATCCGACGACTTCGGCTCGCCCGGCTCCATCCGGACGAAGATGGCCCGCGCCCTCTCGCGTCGGGCCCTGTACAAGCGGGACCTGACCGGCACTCTACTAACCGGGTCACCGCTCGCGGCGTGGTCCCAATTCGAGTTGCTGAAGGAAGGCGCTCTTGGCTACACCAAGTTTAGCGACTTCGATTCGCGGTACGCCGAATACGAGCTTGAGCGCACGCGCAGCGGGCGCCAGTACCCCAAGCTGAAGTGCTTCCGGAATCAAGAAGAGCTACGCGAGAAGATCGCCGCTTACTCCTCCGTCGTCACGCGCGACGACGTTAAGGGCATGCCCGCGCTTGTGCCTACCGTGCTCCCCATCGAACTGTCGGAAGAGCAACGCGCCGTCTACGACGAAGTGCACAAGTCCTACATGGTGCGCATCGGCGATGAGGAAGTGTCGCTAGGCGAGCGCATGCAACGCTTGACCAAACTGCAACAGATTTGTTCCGGCTTCGTGATCGATGAGCAGAAGCAGACGCACATCATCCCCGGCCGCAATCCGCGCTTGGAAGCGCTCTCGCGCGAAGTCTACCTGTGCCCCGGCAAGGTGATCATTTGGTGTCAGTATCAGAAGGACATCGATTTGGTTGAGGCGCAATTGTTACAGGACGGCCACAAGGTCGTTGGCTATCATGGCCGCGTGCCCGATGATGTGAAGCCACTAAACCTCACAGCATTTCGCAAGGAAAAGGGGGTTAAGGCCATCATCGGGCACATTCAATCCGGTGGACGCGGGCTTGATATGTCCGTGGCCCACAAGATCATCAACTATTCGCACACGTTCAAAGCCCGGCTGCGGGCGCAAGCGGAGGAACGGGCAACGAAGATCGGCGGCCACAACATCGAAGTGCAGGACTTCGAGGCGCCCGGGCCTGACAAGTACATTCGCTCGAAGATTTTAGAACGTATCGACATTGCAGAAGCAATCGCAGGAACGGGATTGCGCGATTTTTTAAAGAGCATTGAATTATGAGCCGCGTTTTTGTTGTGCAGCAACCCGCCGTCTTCGATCGCAACTCCAAGAAGTTCGTGCCGAAGTACGACTTGACGCCCGCCGCTGCGCACGGCCGGTTGGTCTATTTGCTGGGGCCGGGCAACATCTTCAAGGACCGCATGGACCAAGCCACACGCCAGATTGCGCGCGTTCTCTCCGACTACACCGAAGCCGATTCCTTGCTCGCCGTCGGCGATCCGGTGGCCATCGCTGCCGCCGTTATGATCGCGGGCAAGCGCACGGGCGGCACTGTGAATCTGTTGAAGTGGGATCGCCTCTCCGCGTCCTATGAGCGCTTCAGCGTCAACAGCAACGTGGCGGCCTAACATGGGCATCGAAGGGGCAGAATACGATAGGATCGCTCTTGAAGCGGCACGTGAGATTGAGGCGCTTAACTGGAGCAATCCTGTCCAGCGGCGGGCTGCGATCCAGTGCGTCATTGTCGAAACGCTGCGCAAGTCGCAGTCTAAGGCAGCAACCGCGTACAAGCTTCGCAGGCTGACGGATCGATGAAGTCCGTCGCGGAAATCGTGATTGCTGCGCTGAAGCGCGGCAAGACGAACGCCGAAGCGCTCGCGGCGGCTAAGAAGGCGCATCCCTACACCACCATGTCGTTGCCCACGGTCAATTGGTACCGGAATCGGCTCCGGGCCGAAGGCGCGAAGGTGCCCTCCGATCGCGAGGCTAAAAGGCGGAAATAGAGCTAAGATTCTATTTCTGATTCCGCTTGACCTGTTTTTAAAAACGTCGTACCCGTTTTGCATATCGCAGACGGACATTTTCATGACCAAGCCATTTAGGGCGGCCGTCCGGCTCACTGGGGCGCGTTTTAGCGTCCAGGTATTGCAAGAGCCGGACGACGCCACAAACCGCGATTATCGACGCGACGGCGGCAAGCCCGCAGCGGACAAGCTCTTGAAGCCGTGCCGCTCCAAGAAGCGGGCTGCGGTCCTCCGGTGGTTCCTACAGCACCCCGAAGGCGTCCGCATCGGAGAAGCCGTGCAGGCCTTGAGTCTCACCCGGTCCGCCGTGTTCTCCTATTGGTACTTCATCCACCGTGAGCACGGCATCGGCTACACGCTCACCAACAACATCATCACCCCGCGCCTTCCGCCCAAGTGCGACGTGGCCGCAGTCTTCGGAGAGGCGTGATGGCCCGTGAATCGTCCTTATGGAATTGGCTCTCCAAGGCCCGCCTAGAGCTTCCTGACCACGTGCACATGGAGCGCGTGGAGAACATGCTAGGCGCCGGATTCCCCGACGTGGACGGCTACTTCGCACCCCACGGCGCCTTCCAACTCGAATTGAAATCGACCAAGCGCCCTGCCCGGCCCACAACGCCTGTCCGGTTCGCCCTCAAGGGCCGCGAAGCCCAAATGGCGTACCTGAAGAAGCGTTGGGGGCTTGGAGCCAACGCGTTCTTCTTCCTCCAAGTCGGTGAGGGCGCGGACCGTACCCTGTACCTCGCACCGGGCGACATAGGCGAGAGCCTGAAGGCCGGAATACTGGAGTCCGCTCTAGCGGTGGAGTGCGTCTTCACAGGCATTTTTAGAAGCCCCTTTTCACGCAAAGATATTTTGAAAGCCATCACGACATGCCGCCGAAACCCCTCTCACAGATGAACGTCGCGGAGCTTATCGAAGCTTACAACCGCCTCGCCAGCATCCGCAACGTGCCGCCGCTGACTGAGTGGAAGGATTCCCGCGTCAAGCTCTTCGAACTCGTTTCGCTCCTCCGCACTGTGCGCCCCGGCGCCGCTCCGGCTCCGGCCGAAGAATCCAAAGCGCCCTTGCAGCGCCGCCCGCGTGGGACGCCCATTCGTTCCGCGATCGTGGAAGCGTTGATGGTGATCACCCACTACGTGGAGCGTGACACCGGCAAGGTAGTCTCGCTCCGCGAAGCCGCGAGCCTCAAGCGCGACCGCAAGACGCTGCTTTCCGTCGGCCTTCCCTACAACGAATGCTTGGAGCGGGTGCGCGAGAAGTACCCGGGATGCAAGACGACATTGGGCGCTCTCCGCGTCGCTGCCCTCCGCGCCCGCGACGGTCTGGACGGATACCAGGTCTATCAACTCCCGCAGAAGCGACCCCACCGCAAAGGGCGCAAGCCCAATGCCCCAATCGAAAAGGACTGACAACATGGAATTTCGAACAGCGAACGAACTCCGCGCGGAGGAAGCAGACCTCAGCGGCGCGAACACGACGGCCGAAGCGTTGAAGGCTACCGCAACCGCAACCGACATGGACCCGCGCGCCACCCTCTTGGTCCTTGTGGACGGCACCATGGAATCGTCGGGCTTGGATGCGCAAGCCCAAGCGGGCGTGCTGATGGCCGCGTGCGCGCTCGCCGTGCGCCGGATCATCGAAGCGGCCGACACGGGAAGCGCCGAACGAAACCGAGTGCTCCGGCACAAGCTCCGCAAGGCCGCCGTGGGCGAGTTCGAGTCCAAGCTCCGCCGCTATTGCAGCCCGTTAACCGGCCGTTAACGATCCTCATTTTTGGAAACGGGAGCCATATTTTAATAATTGACTCCTCTTTTCAGAAACGCCATACTCCTTTTCACAAAGACAGGGAGTACAGCAATGTTCGTCATCCAAGCTCTCAACGGCCTAGTGTGGACCACGGTTTCCAAGCCCCGCGCGAAGAACGTGCAACACGCCCGCCTCTTGGTGCTGGCGAAAGTCTGCCCCGAAGCGAAGCTCCGCTTGGCGCGTCTCATCCCGTGAACGTCCCTGAAGAAGTCATGTTGGAGATGGCCCGCTTCGAGCGGGAATGCGTCCAGCGGATCGCCGCGAAGCTCGCGGCTCGCAACGAAGGCCAAGCCTTCAAAGACATTGAGGAAGACCACGATGAACGACTCGCGGCGTAAGGCGATCAAGGGCGCCATATCCAAGATCGAAGAGGCGAAGAACGCCTTGGAGGAAGCGCAGTCCGAATTGCACACGCTCAAGGACGAAGAACAGGACTATCTCGATAACATGCCGGAGTCGTTCCAGAGCGGCGACAAGGGCACTAGGGCCGAAGACGCGGTGTCCAATCTGGACGCCGCTATCAACTCCTTGGACGAAGCCGTGACCACCATCGAAGACGCCGTATCGGAAGCCGAACAAGCGGTGGAGGGCTGAGCGGTGCCCGTTGTATCGTACGAAGCAAAAGCGAAGCCGGCCCGCACTGCCAAGTCCGGAGTCAATCCGCAGCGGCCGGACCCGACCGCGAGCACGTACCGCGATTTGCAAGCGGCCTATCACTTCTTCAATAAGTTATTGTTCAGCGGCAAGCTCCCCTTCTGCCTTCTCACGCTTCAGCGGCACAAGGGCTCCTTGGGCTACTTCGCGCCGGGCCGCTTCGCCTCGCGCGACGGTAAGCACAGTGCCGACGAAGTGGCGCTCAACCCCTCGCATTTCGCGGAGCGCGGCGACAAAGACACGCTTTCCACGTTAGTGCACGAACAGGCCCACGTGTGGCAAGCGCACTTCGGCACGAACAAGCCAAAAGGCGGCTACCACAACAAGGAGTGGGCCGCGAAGATGAAGGAGCTTGGACTCCACCCCTCCACCACCGGCAAACCGGGCGGCAAGGAGACGGGGCGGCAGTGCTCGCACTACATCGTTGAGGGCGGCCCGTTCGATGTCGCCTGCGACGAATTCTTAGGCAAGACCGGCGCTAGCCTCTACGTCGAAGCGTGGAACGAAGGCGAAGCGGAGCGCAAGAAGCGCGAGAAAAAGAACGCCTCCAAGACCAAGTTCACCTGCTCTGGATGCGACTGCAACGCGTGGGCCAAACCCACCGCGAATCTCACGTGCGGCGACTGCGACGAACCGATGGAGATTGTGTCGTGATCCATTTTTGGTGGGCCTTTTGGGAGGAGCTTGGTGACGCAGTGCTCTGCGAACTCGCCGATTGGTATTGGCGACTCGAATATGAGCGCGTTGTTGCCGCCCTCGATTGCTCCGAACCGATGGAGACTGTGTCGTGATCACGGAGCACCACGACACAATTTGCGGCTCGCCGATAGAAGAAGGCGACACCGTGGAAGACGCCCGCCTTTTGCTGAAGAAAGCAACGGCCGCATGCGTTGCAGTGCCAACCGGCTTCAACGGCGACTGGGATTACATCGCCGTGACGAAGGCGACTCTTCGGCGGCACCTCACGGGGCATCGTCGCAGCCCGTTTATGCGGTCACGTCTTTTGCGGGGACACCTCTACATTGGCAGTGTCCACAGCGAGGAAAGAAGCACCAATGCGGATTGAACTATTGGGGATTCCGGGCAGCCGGGGTGACAAGGACATATTCGTGGGCGAAGCCGGGCGCGCATCGAAGCGCTGGGGAAGCGTGGTCCGTTCGGGTCATGGCAGGTACAGGCTTAAGGATGCCTCCGGAAACGAAGTTGGTCTTTCGATCAAACCCGGCGACCCGCAAAGTTTACACGGGCTTGTCGGCTATGCGATTGGCACGGACCGCTTGCGCGATCCCGACGTGTTGGCGCGTGAAGCGCGTGAGCGCCGACTCAAAGTCCGCGAAGCATTCGCCCAAGCGGAGCGCGAAGAACAACAGACTATGGAGCTTCGCGCCGCTCGCGTCGTGACGGGCTTCAAGCAATACCAAAAGCAGGTGCGCGCCGGTAGCTGCGTGGACCAATCGGACATCACCCTTCAGCGCATGGTCGTGGACGCGATGCGTTGGGCGCAAAACATCTAGGAGGGGACTATGCGTATTGGACTATCTTCTATCGGCGCGCTTGCCGCAATCGCTGCCATGCTTGGTACCGGCCCCGCTCACGAAATCGTCGCGCGCTCGCGCCCGGAGCCGAAGAAGCGGCGCATGGGAAAGAGCCCGGCCCTTGGCGCTCCGTATGGGAATCGAGAGGAGCGCCGCGCAGTCCGGGCCAGCAAGAAGCATCGCTTAAAGGGGCTCCGGCCATGACGGACAAAACATCGGCCGGTAAACACCGTTTGCCCGACGGCCGCGAGCGCATGAAGGCTCATGACGTTCGTCACCTCTGCCTCTGTGGTATCTGCGGCGGGATCGCTGATCAGCGTACATCAATCAGCTACAACAAAGCTTTCCGGTATTCGCACATTCCAAGCGCACGCAAGGAGCCGGATGTGTTTTGGCATCCGGCTTGTTGCTACGCCGAATTCGGCAAGAAATTCGTTCTTGATATGCCCGTGTCAGAACAAGAGAAGTTCCGGATTTGCGACGCCCCTATGGATGTCATCCGCGAACTGATCGAAATGATTGAGCAGGGGGACTGACCGTGACCGTATCGAACGTCACCCGGCTCCGTAAGATCGCAGCGCCCCCTCCGCCCGCTCCCGTCGCCCGCTCTGCCGGTTGGCGCCGCAAGATCGCCCGCCAGCGCTTCGCGGCATATGCCGTCGCCGGGGTCGCGTTAGTGCTCACCGGCCTTTCGCTCTCCCACCTCGCGGCGGGCGTGCAGATGCTTTCGCAGGGCACGACGTGGCACGCATGGGCGATGGCCGTCGGCATCGATCTTGGATTCATCGGACTCGAGTTGGCGCAACTGTGTGTCACCACCGCCGAACTTCGCCGCCACGTGTCCCGGTTCGCGGACCCAGCGGTGAAGGGCACGCTGATCGTGTCAGCGGCAATGAACGCCTACGCCTTCGCGATCCATGCGCCTAGCTGGCCCTTCATTGCAGCGGCTTGCCTCCTAGGCGTCTCCATCCCCGCGCTGATCTACGTTCTAACGCGGGTGTCCGTCGCTATGTGGATTGATTGCCAGAAGTGAGTATTGCCAATGCTAGATGCCAACATTGATTTGTCCGGGGTGCCGTTCGAAGAGCGGAGCTTCGGAGTCAAGGAAGCCATTGCCATCCTATCCGTTTCAGAGTCGTTCTACTTCGAACTGATCGCGGCGGGTGAGATCGAAACCTATAAGTCGGGGCGCTCGCGCAAGATCACCGGCCGCGCGATCAACGCCTACCGTGCGAAGTGCAAGGAGGCTGCGTAATATGACACTCAGCGTTACACGAACGCCCAACGGTTGGGCATGGTGGGTTTCGTTTGACGACGGCGCCCGCTACACCGGCCTTTCGCCAAGCTTGCCGAACGCTTGGCAAGAAATTTGGCAACTCAAACTCGTGCACCTTAGCCATGCCCATTAAACACGTACATAAGAGGCTCGTAGATCAGGACGAATTCGTGGGCAACCTGTCGCAAGTCGGCTTGGCGCAGCGGCTCAACATGGCCGCGTCCACCATCCGGCGGCACGGCGAGCTTGTCATGGGATTCAGGACGGAAGGCGGCAACGTATGGCGCGAGACGTGGAAGCGCTCTCGGATGTCTAACGGTTGGCTTAGCTATGAGCGCGTGCGCGTCGAAGGGCACCCCAGCCAACGGACGCCGCGCCCGCACCAAGTTATCTTCAAGGCCGCGATGCTCCGGGGCAAGCCCAAGTTGATCTTCGTCGCCGTCCTTGACCAAACGGGCCGCGAGATGAGCGACGAAGAGTTGGCGTGGGTTGCCGACGGGGACCACGAAGCGCTAGAGTTGGGGACATGACCATCACCGACGCACAACGGACTTGGTATGGCAACTTGCTCATGCCCGAGGTCGGCCGCGACAACAGCGAAGCGGAGCGTCGCTTCGCTGCCTACCTAGCCGGAATGTCGTGGCACGAGTATCTGAAGAAGAGAGCTGACGGCTTGGTGGCTGCTAAGCCCAAGCGCGTGGCTGTGTTGCTGACATATAAACCGGAGAACACCCTATGACCTTGCGAGAGATCATTGACGGCTGGAAAGCGGAAGGCCGAATTTCTGCTGATGACCACCGTACGGCGGTCGCATGTCTCGACAATCCAGACATCACCAAAGCCGACTTTACCTCAATTGAAGCGCGCGTGATGCTCCGTCGCCTCGCCGACTTGGAGCGCGCCTTGCGCTTCTATGCGGACTCGAAGCGCTATAGCGGCCCCAACCAACGCATCAAGGGCGAGCCCGACGAATACCAGCCGAAGGACGCGCCGTACCTTTGGGACGTGACGCGCGACGGCGGCAAGATCGCTCGCGACGCGCTGGACGAAGTGAGCATTGACACGGTGGTGAGCCCCACCGGCCGGGCGCGACAATCTAAGTACGGCCATGCCTCTTGGACAGATTTGCGGCGCACCGCATTGGAGTGGGAAGCTGACGCGCTGAAGCACGGCAAGTGAGCCCTGTTTCCATAGACACCAAGCGATGGGAGCGCGAGCACGGCAAGAAGCCCTCCGGCCGCCGCTACTGGCGATTCCGGATCGTGTCAACCCGCATAACTGTGCGGGACTATGAGTTCGTAACGGGCGCCGCCGTGACATTCCCGGCGGCGTGCAAAATTGCTATAGAAAAGGCGCGGCTTCGCCGCTCCGATCAAGTCGTGTTGCTGCCGTGAGGTCCGGAATGTCACCGCTGGCGAAAGTCCCCCGGTGTGACCACTGCGAAGAGGAGTTCTCACCGGGACTGCTACAAATTCTCTCGCCCCCACTCGGCCACGGCGAGAGAATTTGCGGTCGGTGTATTGAGGTTATGCTCTGGCGGGAGGTTGGAAAACTCTCACTCCGAGAAAAACTGATGACCGAAGACGCACTTGTGGGAGAGAACCATGACTCAGTGGACGATTGAAATGATGGTGTACCGTCCACGCGGCCAGCATCGCGTTCTTAGCGCTGGAAAGCGGATCAGCGCGGACGGTGGTAAGACGTGGCTCGAAGAGGGGCAGGTACACGCCAGCTTTGGAGATTCGTTTTCGAGCGTGACGCGCGAAGTGGACGCTAAGGAGTACCATTCGCGCATCGCCAACCCGCGCGAGGTGACTATGGTCTTTCCACCCGGGCAGAGCGTCGGCCTGACACCGGATTAGCGGCCGCCTAAGGCGCGCTGTTGGTAGCTCATCGAACCGTCACCCAACGCGCGTTGCTGATAGCTCCGCCGTTCCGTCGGCACCCACTTCGAAGTCGTCACCGTCTCGCCAAAAGCGTTGCGCCCGGTGGTCATGCTGTAAACGCCAGCGGATGAAGTTGTGGTGGTCGTGGTGCTCCCCGAAGAATCGGTGCGGGATGTAGTGACCATCTCGCCCGCGTGAGCCGCTGAGCCGGTGAAAAGAAGAGCAATTGAAATCAGAATCGAAGTACGCATTTTGCATTCCTATTACTACGTCAGATTGTACAAATGTTATACACTCGCGCGCCTAACAGGTGTTAATCGGAATGCTTAAAACACGAAGATTTCGCCCGGACCGGCGTGTGGCATTCGGTCACGCCCGGAGCGCCACGACGTTCGATTCCCCTTCGACGTAGCGGCCCCATGCTTCCATTAGCTCGCGCCGCTTCTTCAGCGCGGTACCGCGCCGGTAGGCTTGCTCCACTTCGTCGCCCACCTTGTGCGCTAGAGCCATCTCCGCGATTTCGCGCGGGAAGTGCGTTTCGTCTCCCGCCCAATCGCGGAAGCTGGACCGGCACCCGTGCGTGGTCATCGCCGGGTAGACATCCTTGAGCGCGTGGAGCACGGCATTCATACCCAAGGGCTTCTTGTGGTCCTTCGACCATTGCCCGGCGAACACGTACGCGTCCGGCGCCAAGCCCTTCGGCATCACCGCGTGCAAGATCGCAATGGCACGAGCGCACAGCGGCACTTCGTGCTCCTTGCCCTCCGGGTGGTCTTCCGTCTTCATACGCTCCGCTGGGATGGTCCAAAGCTCCTTCTCGAAATTAATTTCGCGGGCGCGCATGAAGCGGGCTTCGCCGGTCCGCACGGCCGTTAGAATGATGAATTCGGCCGCCCGGTTCACGTGCGTGTCTGCTCCGTCGTGGTTGGCGTGGAGCTTCTTGACGATGCCCGGCACGTCCGCGTAGGGGGCCGCCTTGTGGTGCCGCTTCGAGCGCGGGCCCTTCGGCAGAAGGTCCTTCAGGTTGCCCCGCCACAGCGCCGGGTTGTCGCCGGAGCGGAGACCCTTCGCTTTCGCGGCCGACAAGACGCGCTCAATCCGGCTCCGCGTCTCTCGCGCCGTACGATTGATCTTCAGCCACATCGGGGAGAGGATCGCCAACACGTCGTTGGCCGCGATGTCCGAGAGCGCCATAGACCGGATGGGCTTGCACCGCTCCTCCAAGTCCCGCTTCCAATCGGCGAGCGTGCTCTTGCCTTTGAAGCCCGCCTTGATCGATTCCAAGTAGGCGTCCGCGAACTCGCCGAAGGTGGTTCCCGCGAACGCTTCGGCTTTCTTCTCCGTCGCCGGGTCCCGCCCCTCGCTGATAGCGTTGCGATACCCCTCAGCCTTCTTGCGGGCGTCTGCCAGCGTCACGCCGCCCTTCTTGGCGGCGGAGCCTAGGCCAAGCTCCCGACGCTTCCCGGTGCCCCGCTCCTTGTACATGAACAGCCACGATCGGGCGCCGCCGTCACCGATGACTAGGTACAGGCCGCCGCCGTCGCCGTGTTTCCCAGGCGTGGAGAGGGATTCCGCTTGCTTCACGGAGAGCTTGTTGAACTGTCTGCGGGCCAT